ATCGCGCAGCACTTTCCGCTGCGGTTCGATTGCCGCAATCGAACCGCAGCGGAAAGTGCTGCGCGATGCCCCGGCGGACCCACGCATCGCCAATGCGCGCACGCCTGACGAACTCAAGCTGGCGTGGCCAAAGGGATTGAGGCCCATCAGCGCATGAACTACACCGAAATCGTGGCTGAGTGGTCGGTGCTCACCAACATCGAGTCCACCAACACGGCGTTCCAGACCAACTTGCCGACCGTCAACGCGTATGCGGCCGGGCGCATCACGCGTGATCTGGATTTGATGGCCGCCAACGTGCGTGATGCCACGCTCACGACCACGGCGTCTGTGCGCAATTTCAACCTACCGACGACCTACGGTACGTTCCTGATCATCGACGGCATCAACATCATAACGCCGGCATCAACAGCCGCAGATGGCGGCACACGCGTGCCGCTGGAACCGGTGTCGCGAGATTATCTCGATCTGTGCTGGCCAAGCACCACGGGTGCTACGGTGCCGCAGTATTACGCCTACATCAGCCAGAGCACCGAGACGTCGCCAGCCCAAACGCAAGTCATTTTCGGGCCGTGGCCCGACAACACCTACTACGTCGAGGTTATCGGGAAGATCCAGCCCGCGCAGCTTACAGCCAGCAACCCAACCACATGGCTTAGCGTAAACCTGCCGGAACTCTACATTGCCGCAGGCATGGTGTGGTGGTCCGGCTACATGCGCAACTACGGTGCGGCCGGTGCAGACGATCCGAACCAACCCGGCAGCTGGGAGGCGCGCTACAAGGAACTGCTTGCGGGCGCGGCCACGTATCAGGCGCGGGCACGCTTTGGTTCGGCGTCGTGGACGTCAAAGCCGCTTGAGCCCGCGGCTCAGGCCCAGCGTGGCTAACCGCTGTACTGATTGCGAACGCGAGGGTTGCGGGGCTTCTCCACGGCGTCCGCGACGGACCAGCCAGTCTTTAGGCGATATTGCACAGTCCCATAGGCGGCATCCGTTCCGCCAAGCCGAATGGCGTCGCTAAGGCTCATGGTCTTCCCCTGGTATTCGACCATGCGGTTGCGGGATGTGTTGTTGTTTTGCCGGATGATATCCGCCCAATAACAATTGGCAGGCTCGTAATTCTTATTGCCGTCGCGCCGTTCAATGGAATGCTTAGATGTTGGCTTAGGTCCCATGTCGGTATAGAAATGCTCAAATGTCCGCCAGCGATCACAGACTTTGATTCCTCGGCCTCCATATAATTTGTACTTGGTGTTGTTGGGGTTCGTGCAGCGTTGGATCATGTCTCCCCATGTGCGCCACTCAGAGCTACCCGTCATGCCATGGGAGGTGATACGTTCGCGCAATTGATCGGTTGTCAAACAGCCGCAAGACTTCGCTTCGCCATTTCTGAGGGTGAACCCGGAACTGATTGTCTTGTTGCCACAAGCGCACTGACAATGCCACTTGGCATTCCCATTTTTGTCGCTTGGAGCACGCGCAATGACAGTGAGGCGCGTAAACGTCATGCCAGCCATATCTTTGATGAGTTTCGACATAAAAACCTAGACCTCCAGATTGTTGTAGGCTACGCAAACAAACGCGTAGCGTGGTCTAGGCGCCCCCACAACCAAGTGTAGCGTGATGCTTGGGGATAAGATTGGGGGAGGCTGCTATTAGCACCACGAATATGGGGTACTATGCCCCTTCAGACGGAAGTGACCCGGGCACGTGGGGTTCGAGCTGGAACACCAGTGGTTCCGGCTATATCGACGTCAACTTCGCGGGCCTCACGACGCTGTCCCTGTCGTCGTCTAACGTACTCTTAACCGCTTCACAGGCGCGCAACCAGATGCTCCGCTTGACGGGTACGCTTCTGGCCAGCGTCGTGATCTCGCCGGACGCGGGCGTCTTGTGGAATGGCATTCGCTCGTGGGAGAATCTGACCACTGGCCCATTCACAATCACGCTCCAGAACAGCGCGGGCTCAGTCGTGGTGCCGCAGGGGCGGCGTGGATTGGTGTTCCTCGACACGACCAACGGGCCGCGCCTTACGGCGGTCGCCGGCAGCTCGACGGCAGACCCGGTGCCAACGGGGGCCAAGTGGGCGTTCTATATGGCGTCGCCACCCAGCGGTTACACGCAGGATACGTCGCTGAACGACTATGCCATTCGGTTGGTCAACTCCACGGGCGCCGGCACGGGCGGCTCTGTGAGCTTTTCCACACTCTTTGCAACCACCCAAGTGGGGGCCACAGCGCTGACCGAGGCGCAACTTCCCAACCACGTTCATACGGCCGGTTCGGCATCTACCGCGCAGGCTGGCTCGAACCAGCCGATCATTGCGCCGCCTGCCGCGGGCAACTTCAGTACGACCGGCACCGGTAGTGGCCAGACCCACACCCACTCGCTTGACATGCGCGTGAAGTACGCGGACTTCATCATCGCGGCCCGGGCATGATGCAGATTCCTCGTGGCCCTGAGCACCTGAAGTGCCCGCTGTGGCGTAAACCCATGAGCAAGGTATGCCACACGTGCCCGTGGTGGAAACAAGTGCGCGGCCAGGACCCGCAAGACAGCCGCAAAGAGCTAGACGCATGGGATTGCGCGCATGCATGGCAGACGCCGTTGACCATCGAGGTTGGGCGCCAGCAGTTGGCCACCGCTGCAGCAGTCAACACCATGACGGAGGAAATGAAAAAGACCGACAAGGCCAGTGAGGCTGTCATTGGCCAGCTGTTGACGATCACCAACCACGCGCTTCAACGAGAAATGCCCCTCGCGGAAATCCTGCCGCCCAACAACCCGAAGCTCCTGGAGTAATCGATGCCCTTTGCATCTGTCACTCTGAAGCCCGGCGTGGTCGCGGAATATACGCCAACCCTCAACGTGGCCGGCTACTCCACCTCGAACCTCGGGCGCTTCCGTGCCGGGCTGTTCGAGAAGCTTGGCGGCTGGATCACGTGGTACCCGTTCACCATCGGCATCGCACGCGCGTTGCACGCGTGGCAGGACTTCAACGGCGTCAAGCGTCTGGCCACGGGCTCCACGACGTCGGTTACGGTGATCACATCGGCTGGCACTGCGCAGAACATCACACCACAAACCAAGATCACAGATTTCGCGCCCAAGTTCACCACGACGGCGCTATCGACCACCGTCACTGTTGACGACAGCAACATCGCCAACGTCACGACGTTGGATAGCATTGGGTTCCTGACGCCGGTTTCGGTCGGCGGCATCATTCTGTCGGGCGTGTACCCGATTGATCTCGTAACGGGTACGACCACGTACCGCATCGAGGCCGCCACTGCGGCAACGGGCACCGTCTCCAACACGGGCACGGTGCCGAGTTTTGCCACGACCAATGGCAGCGCCACGGTGTCCGTCACGCTGGCGGCGCACGGTCTCGCGGTTGGCGATACTGTCGTGTTCCCCATCAGCACGACGGTAGGCGGTATCAGCATACTCGGCACCTACACGGTCATCGGCATTTCCAGTGCGGACATCTTCACGATTTCGGTGTCGGCGAACGCGACATCGACTACGTCCGGCTCCATGAACGGCGGCAATGCCGAACTCAAGTATTACATTGCGATTGGCCCTGCGAGCGCCAACGGTACCGGGTGGGGCGTCCTAGGCTGGGGCGTGGTGCCGTGGGGCGGCACTGGTGCACAGCCAGCCTCGCAGACGGGAACGCCGATCACGGCCACGGACTACACGCTCGACAACTGGGGACAAACGTTGATTGCCAACCCAGCCAACGGCGGCATCTACCAATGGGCGCCCGGTTCTGGCTACCAGAATATGCAGCTCGTATCGGGGGCGCCCATCTACGCGTCCGGTATGTTCGTTACGACACCCGCGCCCATACTCATGGCGTATGGGACGGCGGTGCCGCAGACGATTGGTGTGTCGCAGGACCCACTGACCTACGCGTGGTCGGATCTCGCCGATTACACATACTGGATTGCCAACACGATCAACCCGGCAACTGGCTTACAAAGCCAAGCCGGCTCGAATCGGATACCCACGGGTTCGGCGATCATTGCTGGTATGGCAGCTCCACAGCAGGCCTACTTGTGGACTGACCTGGATCTATGGGCCATCAACTACGTTGGCCAGTACCCGATCATATTTACGCAGGCCAAAGTTGGCGCCAACTGCGGCGCGATCTCACGCCACGGCGTCGCGCAGATGGGAGGCGTCATCTACTGGTGGTCGGCCAACGACTTTTACGCCCTGTCCGGCGGAAGCCCGCAAAAGCTAAACTGCTCTGTATGGGACGTCGTGTTCCAAGACCTCGACCGGGACAACCTCGCGCGCTGCTGGGTCGAGACGGTTACAGCGTTCGGGGAGGTGTTTTTTTTCTACCCATCTGAATCTGGTGGCACAGGTGAATGCGACTCGTATGCAAAGTACAACGTTATCGAGGGCACCTGGGACTATGGCACGCTGCCGCGTGCGGCCGGCATCGACCAATCCGTGTTGGGCAAGCCGATTATGGCCACGCCCGGGGGCACGCTGTACCAGCACGAGATGGGCTACAACGCGGACACACAGCCGCTGTCGCCATCCTTCACGACCGGATATTTCTATTTGATCGAAGGCGAGGATTTTGCCTTCGTCGACCAATTTTTACCGGACTTCAAATGGGGGCTGTTCAACGGGGCGCAGACCGCAAGCGTGCAGATCACGTTCAGCGTGATCAACTTCCCCGGCGATACGCCACGCACCTACGGTCCCTACACTATGACCAACGCCACGGATAAGCTGGACGTCCGATTCCGCGGACGCCAGTTCTCCATGAGCATCACCAGCACAGATCAGAACACGTGGTGGCGGATTGGAAAGTGCAGATTTCGGTACGCCCCAGATGGGCGCTTAGGATAACGTGCGCTTACCCGGGACTGCATACTCCCCTAACAACTTGCTAGCGGCAATAGCTCGCGCGGCGGCGGCTTCTTTTGCGGTATCGAAACAGCCAACATAGATCGTCTTATAGTTCAACCCTATGGTTGCCATGTACTTGCCGTTAGGTATGCGCACGACGCCCTTATAACCGCTTGTGTTGAGCTTGGTCGGGCCACGGTTGTGCATGTTCTGTGATTGTGTCCCAACTCGTAAGTTCACTAGCCGATTGTCGGTTCTGTCACCGTTCACATGGTCAATCCAGCCGCGCACCGGCCATTCATGATGTGTAAGTGCCCAAGCTATCCTATGCGCAGACTTTGGCGCACCACCAATGTTGATTTTGATATAGCCTGTGGCTGCATCGAGCGTTCCGGCAACATACCCGGCCCGAACACGCCCGCGCGCAACTTTCCACTTGATGACGCCTGTTGCGGAGTCGTACTCAAGCGTCTCCTGCAAATCGGCTAGGGTAAGTTTTGCTATGTGCCGCCCTGGCATCAGGCCTCGCGAAGGTTACGATGCTTCCACCTAACACAGACGCCACAGCCAACATTGTTACCCAGATGGCCACTAGTAACCAGATTCTGGGTCAGCTCCTAGCTCTCTTCCGCAATCTATTCCCCCGTTCCAGTGGCACGTTCACCATGGCCGCAGCCGCGACCAAGACGGTGACGGACGCCAACGTGACTACGGCCAGTATCGTTCTCCTGATGCCGACCAACGCCGCTGCCGGCACGCTCGTGGGCTCGGCCAAGTCGCCGTACGTGACGACCGCTGCAGGCTCGTTCGTGGTGTCAACAGCCAACGCGACGTCGGCTGCTGGTACTGAAACGTTCCATTACTGCGTGCTGAACCCGCTTTGACGCCACACCGGTTTGATTTTCGGCGCTGTCAACGCTTTTTGCGAGACGGTGCACAGGTTGTCGTGTATGGGGAATTGAGTATCGCGTGCGTGTGCAATTCCCCGGGGACACGGCGCGCATGTCGCTCAAGGACCAGATCCTAAAACTCTGTCACCAATACGCTGGCGGTGGCCGCGTAGGGTACGACGACGGCGGTTCGGTCACGAATCCCGCTGGTGAGGTTGCACGCGAGTTGGCGGCTGGCATCATTCCGCGCGATTGGCGCAAGGTGCAACGCAACCGGGCACTCGCTGGGCACGAGCCCACCCCATACGAGCAAACGCGCATCGATGAACTCAACCAGTTGCTTCCTGAGTACCGGGGCATGCGCAGCCGCGAAATCGACGAGGCGGAGTTCGCGCGCTCCTTGCTCCCCGATCCGAACATCATGGTGCGGCGTGAGGGCGTAGAGCCGGTTGGCCCCGACCTACGCCGCCGCCAACAAGACCAACTGATGCGCGGCATTCCGCTTTCGCCAGAACAAGAATCGGCCCGTGCGGACTACATGGGCGGCCTCGATGCCCGACGTGAGGCCAAGGCGAACGAGTATGACGAGGGGGCCTCGGCACTGCGCCTTGGCAGTGAACTCGCACCATTTTTGATGCCGGAGATGAAAGCCTTTGCGCCCGCTGTACGCGCGGCCGGGGAAATGGCGGGCAAGTGGCCCGCTAAGGTGGCTGGAGCGATTGGCGGCGTCGGCGCAGCCATGTCACCAGCCGCGGCAAACGCGCCGGGCGGGGATGAGCGGCTAAAGGAAATCCAAGCCAAGGAAGCGGAGATCGCCAAACTTAGCGACGGCCTAACGCAACTTGGGCGTCAGCAGTTCGTATCCACAAAGGCCCGCGAGGAAGCAAGCAAGCCGTACCATGATCGTATCGCAGCGGCGCAACGACGTATCGAGCAGATCCGCACCGAAATGCGCGAGGATACGTTGCGCGAGAAGGGCAGCGCAGACAGCGAACGTCAGCGTATCCTTGGGGAAGCCCGCGGCGCACGCGATAAGGTATTGAGTGGTGCCAATAAGCCGTTCTCAGAAGCGTTCCCGACTATGTCCGAATGGCTGCCGTGGGCGCCGTTGCTTGCCGGCGGCGCCATAGGCGCCCTGTACGGTTTGTCACGCGCAGGTTCTGAACGTGTCGCGGCACGCGCTTGGGATAAAGCGTTGGAAAAGGCGAGCAACGTGCAGCGCAGTCCAGCCACCCGGGACTTGGAAACCGACGTCGCAAAGCGGATCGCGGACAGTTGGCCGCAAGGGTCTTCCAAGCTCGCACCGTACGTTGCGCCTGGGATCGTTGGCGCGGCCGAGGGTGCGATCATCCCCAACCTGCCGCATGCGTACAACATCATTCGCCTGGGCGATGAGAACCCAGAGCGCAAGGCTATGCAGGCTTATTATCGGGGGCTGCAAGGGCTGCCTGACGACGACCCAGAAATCGTGCGCACGGGCAAGCTGTTGGCAGACGAGAACGCGCTGCCCAAGGGCAATGCGCCATTCCAGGAGGCCAAGAACTATTTCAGTGACTTCGGGCAAATGATGCGCCGCTCAGCGGCGGGCGCAGGCGAAGGATTCGCGGGAACATTGCCAGGAACTACCATTGGTACGGCGCTGAGCCCCGGCGAGCGCGCCCTTGCAACGCGCAGAGCACGCACCGAGGCCCTTAACGAGAGGCGTCCCGGTAGTGGCGCAACGCCACCCACCAATCCCGCACCAACACCGCTAACACCATCAGGGGGGGCGCTGGAGCCAGCGCAGCGACCATATATCCCGTTGCCTCCGGCACTCCCAGCGCCGGAGCCAGCCCTGCCACGCACACCAAAAGCGCCAGCAGTAGAAGAGACGACCAAGTTACCTGTTGCATCGTCATCGCAGCCCGCGCTCCAGTTGCCAAAGGGGTACACCAACACACCGCATGGGGTTCGGCATGATGCCAGCGGCCAGTTTGCGACACCGCCTAAACCCAAGCGCAACGGTAAAGGTAAGGAGTTAACGAACGGTAAACAAGACGACCCCGCTGCGGAATATTTCGCGGACCCCACGAAACTGACCCGGGGCCAGAGATCCGGGGGTGCCGTGCTGGATAAGGCGCGCCAGTACGCCAATGGCGGCGTGGTTACGCATGGTCTGGTCCGAGGTGACACGGGGGGGAGAACTGACGCCCTCGACGTCGATGTGCCTAACCGGAGTTTTGTGCTTCCGGCTGACGTTGTATCTGCCCTCGGTGAGGGAAACACGGACGCCGGGGCCGCCGCTTGGGCCAAGATACTGCCGCCGACGAAAGGAATGGCAGACGGGGGGGTAGTCCCGATTCGCATAAGTCATGGTGAGATTGTCGTGAACCCGGATCAGGTCGCCGCACTCGGCGGCGGCAATCATGCCCAAGGATTTCGTGTTCTTGAACATGCCGTCAAGAAGGTGCGCTCGGACAACATCAAGCATTTGAGCAAGCTCCCGGGGCCAGCCAAGGCGTGACACAGGCGGACCCCAGTATCGTGCGGCTCGCGCACCCCGACGATGCGGACGCGCTCGTCGCGTTGTGCAGCATCGACCACGCCGAGAATGCATTGCGCGATGGTACGGGCACGCCCTTTCCGTTTTCGGAAACCAAGGTGCGCGGGCTCTTGCAAATGGCTTTCCAGGAAAACGTGGAACGCTCTTTCTGTGGCGTAATCGGCACGGTCGGAAAGCCAGAGGCAACCGTTTATCTTAAGCGCGATTGTATTTGGTCGAGCGACCGTCCAATACTGCGCGAGGTCTTTTCCATCGTTGCCCCGCCGTACCGCAAGACCAACCACGCCCGCGATCTGACCGCGTTCAGCAAGGTAATCGCCGCGTGCTTGGAAAAGACCCTTGTTGCCGAAATCACAGCCCAGCGTATCGAGGCTAAGGAGCGTTTCTACGCGCGTAACTACGGCGCCGAGCGCATCGGCTCGTTCTACGCGTTTGATCCAATGCCGGGGGCCTGAACCATGGGCTGGTTCGACGACATCTTTGGTGCCAAGCAGACGCAGCAAAACCAGCAGCAGGGCACCAGCACGACCAGCACCCAGAGCAACGCTCTGGGGCAAATCAATCCGCTATTCCAGCAGTACCTGACGCAGTTTCAGGGCGCCAGCGGCGCCAATGTGCCGATTTCGCCGTATCAGACGTCGGCTGCGGACAACCAGATGGGCACGACGAGCAACCTGCTCCCGGCCTACAGTGCGGCAACGGGCGTTGCGCAGACGGGCATCAACCCGTGGGCGATCAATTCGTTCATGTCTCCGTACGTGCAGAACGTTGTGGATACGACGCGGGCGGATTTCAACGCACAGAACGCGCGCGACCTGAGCAACACCGCAGGGCAAGCAGCCAAGCTCGGCGCGCTGACGGGTAGCCAAGGCGCTGGTGCGCTGAACCTCGCGCGTGAAAGCCAGCGCCGCACGCAAGACCCAATCATCGCCGGCCTGTACAATCAGGGCTACGGGCAGGCAGCTGGGCTGGCGGCGCAATCGGCTGGCCTGCAGTTGCAGGGTGCGGGAACGTTGGGGTCGCTGACGGGGGCGCAGACCGCCGCCAACACCGGGTTGTCGGGCATCGGCAACTCGATTTGGCAGAACCAGTACCAGAACACGATGCTGCCCTATCAGCTCAACCTGATGGGATCGCAGGGGTTGTCGCCGTATCTCGGCGCCTACGGCCAGACCAGCACCCAGAACACGTCCGGCACGTCGTCGGGCACCGGCACCAACTCGCCTAGCCCGTTCCAAGTGGGTACGAACTTGTTTGGCGGATATAATGCGCTCGGCGGCGTCAGCGGTATTCTTGGGCTACTATCCGACGAACGCGTCAAGGAGGACATCCGCCCTGTCGGTAAGACCGACGACGGTATGCCCATCTATACTTACCGCTACAAGGGGAGCCCGGTCACGCAGATGGGGCTGCTGGCGCAGGACGTCGAGCACGAGAAGCCCGACGCTGTTGGCGAACGCCCTGATGGTCTGAAAACTGTCGACTATGATAAGGCCACCCGTGCGCATGGCGGCCGTGTTGGTGGTCACAACCACCACGACAAGCCGTTCCACGAGAAGGTGGTGGACGCGTTCCATGCGGTCGACAAGATCCGCAAGTTGGCGCGCGGCGGTTCGGTCATGCCGGGCTACGCGGATGGGGGCGACGTACCGTACGGCGACTGGAACAGCCCAGCGCCCAACGGCACGGAAACGATGCCAACTAACTGGACACCAGTGGTCGAGCGTGAGCCACAAGGCCCCTCGGCATTCCAGTCCTGGCTCGACAAGAACAATGCGCCGGCAGCACGCCCACAGGGCGATTTTGGGCTTGGACGCAGTGCAGATCGTCTCAATTCCATGTTGACCAGCATGCGGCCAGGGTTCGCGACGCGCGGCGGCGTATGGGAGCCGGGCGCCGAGATTCCGACGTTCGGGGGTGATGATAGCGTGATGCCGAGCTACGCGGGCGCGCCACGGCGCGATGTCGGCGAGGCGTGGCCCATGTCGCAGTGGCCGCGATACACGCCGCCGCGGGTTGCTGAGTTTGATCGCGAGACGCCAGAGGCTCCCGAGGATCATAGGCCAACGCCCAATAAGTCGTGGTTTTCTGGTTGGGGCGATATGTTTAAGCCCCGGGCGCCCGAGGGCGTTATGGCTGGCGATGCCATGACCCCTGGACAGCGTGCTGCAGTTATTCTTAGCGGCATGGGTAATATGAATGTCGGTGCCTCCGTCATGGACCTGCAGAAGGCGCGCATGGCGGAGCTAGAAGCCGAACGCGCAGCCGGCGCGCTATTGGGCAAATACAAGGGCGCGCCAACGATGCAGATGCGCGAACTCAACCAAGCGCGCGACCTCGCGCTGGGGAACGTGCCCGGTTATGGGCCAACGCTCGCAGCGCGCGCGCAGAGCGAAACTGAGCGCATGAATGACAAGCCAACGTGGGGCATCACGCATCACGACCAATACGGCACGCCGCAGTACGGGCTCATTGACGTAAGCAAGGCCATGCCGCCGCGTACGCCTCCCGGCGCGCCCCGGCCGGCTGCGGCAGCGCCGGTAACCCCGCCACCGACACGGGTGGCAGGGGGCCCAGAGGACCGTGACCCAAGCGCGCCTATGGGCTCGCCCAAGAACCCTGTGTTTGTGCGTGACCCCGCCGAGGCCCCTGATGGGTCCTACTATACGACCCCGGATAAGCTGTGGCCCCCCACACTGAAGGGCGCGCCCCCGGCGGCGACCCCACCAGCCGCAGCCGCACCCGTGACGCCGCCAACTGGCTTGCCTCCTGGGGTCGTCACACCAAGCGCCCTAGCCCCCAACCGTGGCTCGCCTGAGCTGACCGGCGAGGAATTTCTTGCGACCCTTGATCCCGTAGACCGGATTAAGGTGAAGCATATTGCAGAGGGGCTAGAGCCATTCCCGACCGGCATGGGCGCGCAGAAAGGCCGTGGCGCGTTCCTAGCCCAGGCCGTAACGCAGTACGACCCAACGTTTGATGTGCGCAACTATGCGATGCGCCAGAAAACTCTGAACTCGTTTAAATCCGGGCCGATTGGCGAGCAAGTCAAGGCGCTCAATACCGTTGCAGGCCATCTTGACGACATGCTTAAGGCATCGACCAAGATGAACAATTTCAGATACGTGCCAGCTATCAATGCGCCATACAACGCGATTCGCGGCCAGCTATCGACGGATTATCAAAGGGCGTCCGCAGGTTTCGAGGCAAACGCATCGGCGGTGGCCGGGGAAATGGCGAAGGTATTTCGTGCGTCTGGCATGAGCCGCGCGGACTTTGAAGACTGGTCCAAACTCCTTAAACACAACGCCTCACCAGAAACGATTAAAGGCGCGGTTGAGAAAGCTGTACACCTGATCGATAGCCGCATGGATGCACTCAAGAACCAGTGGTACCAAGGCATGGGCGACAAGGTTCCGTTCACGGCGATTGAGCCGAAAGCCCAAGCGATTTTTGATCGGCTGCGTGGTGGCGGCAACGACTGGAGCGACAAAGGCGCCGCGCCAGTCAAGATCACAAACGACGCCGATTATGCGAAGCTTCCCTCTGGTGCTCGGTACATTGACCCAACTGGTAAAGAGCGGACAAAGCGCTAATGGCTGAATGGGAAAAAGACCCAGAGGTCCCTGCGTGGCAGAAGGACCCGTTGGCCAAACCGGAACTGTCCACCGCTGGCACGTTGGCCGATGTCGGCGAGCAGGGCCTGCGCGGCTACAATCAAGGTCTCGCCGGCTTGATGACGTTGCCGTACGAGGCCATGCGATACGTGCTGGATAAGGGCGTGTCCATCCCAGGCATTGGGACCGCCAGCCCAGGCATCAAGATGACGCCGGCAGAGGATCTGCCGATGTGGCGGCCGTTCCTCAAGCACCCCGAGGCCCAGACGGACGCTGGTCGCTATGCCCGCGCGGCCGGTGAGGTCGTCGGCGCCAGCACAATCCCATCGGGCATGTTGCTCGGGACCGCCAACCGTGCAGCTGGGCCGGCCGCGAATACGGTGGACCGTGTGCTGCAAACCATGCGGCAACCCTATGCGGCAGCGCCGGGTTCTGCATTGGCCGCTGATGTTGTTTCAGGAACAGCGGCTGGTCTCGGGCAAGAGGGCGCAAAGGAGGCGGGCTTTGGCCCCGCGGGCCAAGCGACCATCGGTATGATAACCGGCGCGGCGCCGTTCGCGCTGAAATCTCTGTACGACGTCCCCGCCGGGTGGGCACGCGAAGCCAAGGCCAACGCCAGCCCGCATGCCAAGGTGGCGGGGAAGCTTGGCGACCTTTCCGTGGATGATCTATCAGCCAACTTGGCCGTGGGCAACACGCGGCAAAATCAGGCGCTGGCACAACGCGTCTACAATACGATTGGCGAGGAAATGGTGCGCGCCAACGGCGACTGGCCGGCGGCACAGCCCAACATTATCGCGCGGCTTGTGCGCGAGGGTAACGTGGCGCCGGCCACCGCGCGCGAGCAGTTGCGCCGCGTCATGGGTTCACAAGCAGACAGCGAACTGTTCCTGGGGGAGTACCCGACCGTGGTGGCCTCCAACGAGGCGACACGAACGCGTGACGCAGACGTATTGCTTAATGAGCTTAACGCTGCACGCACGATGCCAGACCGCGACGCTGCTGCGATACTGCGCCGCAACGCTGACCCTGGCCGTACCGAAGATTCCAACGTCCATTGGATGATGGACACGATTGCCAACAACGGCGGAACGGGTGCAACCACCGTGCGCCGTGCCATTGATGATCGCCTGTCGGCCCTCGGTGATCAAGCGGCGCAACGTGTGCAGAACTGGTCACCGAATGGCCAGTTGACCGATGATGCTGCTGCGGCCATCGAACAAATCCGGCGCGCCGGCAATGCCGCGTACCGTGCGGTTTACGATGCCCCAGGCGGTACCGCGGTCAACTATCCCTTGCTGCACGGGTTGTTGCCGCGCGTCGTTGAGCGCCATTTGCGGCGTCTCGCCGGATACAACGGCGATCAAGCCGAGGCTCTACGCTCCGCAATCAACCGTCTGTACGTCACGCGGCCGGCAGGCGTGGCCTCACGCGAAGCACTGCCTGGGCTGGAGGATGAACTTGCGGCTGCCCGCACAGCCGTGCGCGAGGCGCGCCGGCAAGGCCAGCCCAAGGCTGTGCGCGATGATCTGGAGCGCGAGGCCGAGCGCATCGCCGAGCAGTTGCGACTTACGCGCCGCGACTCCACACCGCCCACGCAGCAGTACCTGCTACCGACGCTGGAACAGTTGCAAAACTCGCGCTCGGGTATCTTCGGTGACTTGCAGGGCTACCGCGCCGACCCGGGCCGCGGGCATCTCCTGCCCATCGTTGAGCCGCTGTATCGCGACATCACTCGGATCATGGAGCGCTCCAGTCCAGCGTGGCGCACGGCAAACCGGCAGTGGGCGGATCTGCGCATTGACATGGTTGCGCGTGAACTCGGCGAGAACATCGCCGAGAAGGCTGGCCCGAATTTCCGCCAGCAGATGCGCGAGTTCAACCGACTGGCGCCCGCAGCGCAGGACTTCGTGCGCATCGAGATGGCGCAGAAGCTAATGGACAAGCTGCAGAACCTTGGCGATGGCGACAACATCGCGAAGATTTTCAAGACGCCGCACATGAAGGAACTGGTGCGCACGATGTTCGGCGATGAGGCCGCCGTGGATATGCGCCGTATGGTGCGCGATCTCAACGTGGCCACGCGCTCCAAGAACATGATGCACGGCTCCCCGACGCAGCCGCGGTTGGCGCGCAAGGAAGAACTCAACGCCGATCTGGAAATCCTAAGCGCAGAAGCTATTCCAACCACTGTTGGTGAGTTTCTGAAGTCGGTCCGAAAATACACCATCGGGAAGTTCGAGGCTGCGCGCAACGCCCAGATCGGCCAAATCCTAGCAACGCCCGTGCGCAATACTGCGCGTACAGCAGAGCATATCGAGCGCATGCGGCAAGCCCAGGCATTGGCCGCACGGTACGCGCGGCCGTACAGCAGCATACGCGAGGCGTTCGGCGCGGCTCTGCGTAAGGGTCAGCCGAGCGCTGGCATCGGTGAGGGCATCGCCGTTCTTCCCGATAGCGAGAAGCCTTAAACGTCACCCTATACAACCGTAATGCTGGCGCCTCGGCATGCGTTTGCCGGGGCCGCTCTAGTGTGGCAACGGCCAGTTGTCGGTTGGGTCGTCCCACCCTTACCCGACCCCGCCGCGGGCTTCAGCCGTGACAAAACGAGCCCTCTAGACCCATTCTGGCACCAACGCTCGGACAGCAGGATTTGCGCGTCGATTGCTGACGCGTGGCGCTATGAGCAATTAACGGTAGCCAGCGGGGTGCTGGCTTGGGGTGGGCAGACGCTAAAACGCGTCCTGCGCCTTCCTAGGCGGTTTTTGGTCCGCCATGCAACTAAGCAGCCTCCTGAAGAGGCGCCTTGCTGCCCAGGTAACGCAACCTTGCGCGCCGCGCGGCGTGCCATGAGATGCCCTGGTCTGCAGCAACGCTTACGTCTGACCCAGTTGCGTTGTATACGCGCTCAAGCCGAGCAATCCGCTCTGCATCCCATCCTACGCGGGGGCTGTACTTGGGCAGTTCTCTTTCCTTCGCGCGCACCTTGATCTTCTGCAGCGCATCCCCCGCATACGCCACAATACGCTTACGATCTTTTCCACTCAGCAGCATGTAGCTCTGAATATATTTATCCGTCGCCAGAAACTCGTCCAGCATTCTGCTGTTACCCGAACGCGCCAGTTGCCGAAATTTCGAAGCCAGAAAACTAAAGGCTTTGTGGGACGGCGTCACCATGTGTATTCCTAGCTCCAGTCCTCGCGTTCCACAGAATTATTCACGGAGCGCCACCGATGTGGGACCAATTCGACGGGAAACCCTACACCCGCGAACAGTTCGCCAAGATGGTCGACGCGATACCTACTGAGAAACTGCGGTGGGTGAAGTTTCTAACTTGCCACAACACCGCCACCCCCACAATCGCTCAGTGGATGGGTAGCGTACCTGCGCAGCAGCGAATTATCAATCTCCAAAGCTACTACGAACATAGTCTTGGTTGGGGGTGTGGCCCGCATGGATTCATTCCGCCATCGCGCGATATCTGCATGTGGGGGTTCACGCCGCTGACAGCCCGTGGCATCCACGCCAGCTGCTTCAACCAACTATCTATTGGCCTCGAAATGGTTGGCGACTTCGAACGCGAGGATTTCAACTCTGGAAACGGCGCGCTCGTGCGCGATAACATCGTCTACGTGTTGGCGGTTCTGTATCGCAAGCTCGGCTTACGCCCCGATGGCTATGTCTACGGCCGTAGCGGCCTGCATCTACATCGCGACTGTAAACGCGACAACCACGCTTGCCCCGGCAAGACGGTCAACCGCGACGCTTTGGTTAAGGCTGTCCTCGCGGAAATGGATCGGTTGGCGCCCAAGCCGCCACCACCCGCGAACGTTCCCGTTGCTTTGATGGATGAAATGCCCCCCGCCAAGGTGGCCGCTGCAGCATCGCCTGTAGGCTCGGGAATGTTCACCAAGATCGCGTCGGCCACCGCTGGTGCGGCCACCATCAATGAACTGGCCGACCAAGGCTCGCGTCTCGGCAACTTCATCAAATCGGTAAAGCAGGCCTTCTGGAGAACCACGGGCACGGCCGCTGTCGTCGGCGGTGGCGCGTCCACCATGGTCGATACCAACAAGGGAAACGCAGGCACGATCAGCGAGTGGGCTGCTGCGCATCCGGTGGCATTGGGGTGCATTGTCGGCGGTGGCATTGGGTTGCTGGTAGGGAGTGTCATTCTCTACATCGTGATCAAACGTTGCGAGAAATGGCTACGCACCGCATACGCGGACGGCCGTTACACCCCACGCGAGGAGACGGCTTAATGATCCCTATCGATCCGCTTGTGGTGTTTAGGTTCGCTATTGGCATCTTGGTTGTCGGCTGTCTTTGGTGGCTCGCTGACACAATAGGCGATGCGCGCGAGGCCAAGGTCTACCGCAAAATCAACACGGCCATTGCCAAGGTGAACGCCGAGGCCGCCAAGGCAGGCGAACTCGACGACAAACTAGCCGTGCTGGCCGATGGGGTCCGGCAGAAAGCACTGGCCGACGCGCGCGCCATTCCAGCCATCGCCTCCATTTGCCCGGCCACGCCAGAGCAGGCCAAGGCCCTCAACAGGATCAAGTGACCATGCGCCTTATTATCCCCGCCCTGTGCTTGGCCCTGGCAGCCTGCAACAACGCAGGGGCCGTGCCTGTGCCGCCGTCCAGCTTGGCCAAGCCGTCCGCGCGCTTGATGGCGCCCCCCAAGGCCCTTTCAGACGTTGCCGAGTACGACAGCCTGTACGACGCCACTGCCGTGTGCCGTGCTGAGTACGGCGCCCTCGCAACCCAGATTAAAGGTCTTCAGACATGGGCAGCCATCGTTACCAAGGCAAGATAAAGCGCCTGCACCCGCGCCGCTGGCCGGAGGAGGTGCACATGGCCGTGGCCGGCACGATTACCATCGTGATCATATTCGCGGGGTTCGTGGCGTTCGCCCGGCTTGGGCCGAGCGGGCCTCCCGATGTGCACGGCGTCAAAGGCAGCCTGGAGGGCAAGCGATGACCGATACCGTCGTAACTGTGGATTTCAACACCGCGACACCGCCGCGCGAGAAAACAACCGTGACAGCCGATATCCGTGTATTTACACAGGCCCTCAACTTGTGCTCAGTGTGCGGTTCCAGCCAGCACCGTGCCAGTAAGTGCCAGTTGCGTCCCGCCACCTGACGCCAACTCACACGAGATCCACGATGGCCGAGAATGACAGAACGCAGAGATTGGGGGACGTCTCCAGATATTTTACACATCTCACACCAGCTCGGGGAACTGAACGCCAAGGCGGACTTCAGTATCCGAGCGCAACACCACCACTCCCAGCGGATCGAGAGTCTGCACAGGAGCCTGGACGCGACTATTTCGGCTTGGCAGACCTATACGCAACAACACAACCCCAGCCGAAGTGGTCCGACATCTGGGCCAATCCAGGACGACCCCAAGAAGGTCATCAAGGGGCTATGGAGTTACCTAGCACCAAAGGCGGCAGCGTGGGCCATGGCGAGAATTTTTGGACTGTTCCTAGCCTGGATACTGCCGAGTCTCATTCTGGCCTGGGCCGTCTTTTCGAAACATCTCTGGACCGTTTGGCAATTGGTGCTGCAATGGCTGCATTAGCCCTCGGGGCCTGGGAACTTATCAAACGCTACCCGGGCCCCAGCGCCCTGTACGCCGCGGCGATTGTCGCGGTGATCGCGTTTAAGATGTAGTTGACAGCGGTACGGGTATAGTGGCACGTACCGCTCCACATTCACCCCGCACCCAGGAGGGAGTCATGCGACAGCAATACGAACGACATCCCGAGGGCGGGCGCGTCGGTTGTCCCGAGCGAAATTGACCTCACCCGAGCTTATTCCCGCATAGCTCAGCGGTAGAGCATCTGGCTGTTAACCAGAGGGTCGCACGTTCGATCCGTGCTGCGGGAGCCACCATCATCCAGTGCGGGCGGGACGGCAGACGCAGCCGACTGCAAATCGGCCGTACCGAGTTCAATTCTCGGGCACTGGTCCAACCCAAGGGCGCGCGTCGTCTAGCCCGGTTCAGGACGTTGCTCTTTCACGGCAAAAACGTGAGTTCAAATCTCATCGCGCGCACCAAAGGCCCCATGGTCCAATGGTTACGACATCAGGTTTTGATCCTGAAAATCCCTGTTTCAAGTCGGGGTGGGGCTGCGCAGGCTTAGCTCAAAAGTAGAGCGCTGGGGTGTGGACCCAGAGACGATGGGGCGGTACCATCAGCCTGTACCATGCGGATCCGTAGCCAAGTGGTCGAAGGCAGCGGATTTTTAATCCGCCAATCGTCCGTTCGAATCGGACCGGGTCCCCACCTATCACGCGTATAGTCGGCGGGCGCGGCGCTTTAGTCGTCGGCGTACGTTTCTGTGACCCGCGTATACACGGTATGCCGCCAAACATGGCAGGCACCGGCAGCCATGCTTGCGGTAGGTTGAATGTTTGCCATGTTGCGGTGGTACCTTATGCCTATCGTCGTGGCATTCAGAGCAGACGATATCGCACTTGGCGAGTTCAGTCTGAAGCCGTTCAGCGCGCCAAGAGAAAATCTTATGCGATACTTTCTGACTGGGATCGCGGTGATGCAGTTCAAGGTCTTTGTCCGTTCCGCAGTCGGCGCACGTCTTGTCGCCCAGGTATTCCATGCGGCGTTCCCGCATCCAATTGCGTTGATACTCGCGTTGTTTGGCGATATCCGCGTACGGCATCGTGCCCCCCCATTTTCCCCATCCATCAGATAGCACTTGATTCTGCCGGGCGTCTAAGGCATGAACTGGGTATGCTGAGCTTACGCACATCGCGATCACGATCCCACGCCTAACATTGGCGCGGTGGGCGAGTGGTTTAAGCCAGCTGTCCCGAAAACAGCCGTACTGCAAGGTACCGTCCGTTCGAATCGGACCCGCGCCGCCATGTTTGCCGGCTTAGCCCACGTTGGTAGAGGCACGACCGTTAAACCGTCGAAAGGGCGGGTTCGACACCCGCAGCCGGTACTTGGCCCACCCGCCACGATTCGAACGTGGATCTTCCGTTTAGAAGACGGAGGCCTTCTCCTTTAGACGACGGGTGGTTGGCGACCCCGGCATGACTTGAACATGCGGCCTCCGGTTTCGGAAACCGGCGCTCTCTCCACTGAGCTACGGGGCCGTGGTGCTGGTACCCTGAGTTGAACAGGGGTTTCGTGCGTACCAAGCACGCGTAATGGCCACTATACGATACCAGCTAATGGTCAGGGTGGCAGGTTCTGCCCCTGCGGCCTCTCGCTCCCAAAGCGAGTGCTCTCCTAACTGAGCTACACCCTGAAATTTTGGCACCAGTGGAGGTAATCGAAACCCCGTCCTCGGGTTTGGAGGCCGATGTCTTACCACTAGACGACACTGGCATATGGTGACCCCGGCACGATTTGAACGTGCGGCCTCCGCGTTCGTAGCGCGGCGCTCTGGTTCCAGGCTGAGCTACGGGGCCATAGTTGGAGCTGAGAGCGGGGCTCGAACCCGCAGCCTGCGAATTACAAATTCGCTGCACCGCCAGTTGTGCTATCTCAGCGTTGATGGTGCCGACCAAGGGACTCGAACCCTTATCCTCTCGCTTACGATGCGAGCGCACCGCCATTGTGCTAGATCGGCAGTCCTTGTTGTCTTCGTTTGCGTCTCCATTCTCGCTTGTATGAACGCATATATTCGTTCTTGGCTTCTTTGCAGCCCTCGCACTTACAGTATCGGTGCGATGACAGCGTACCATGCGTACCTTTAGCGGTGGCATGTTTGGCAATGTGGCACCGCCCGCAAAGCAACTGGCATTTCTTGAGTTCAGCGCGAACCCGGTCTGGATCATCAAGAATGCGCGAGCTGACATCGAATTCTTTCGTAGAAGGATCTCTATGGTCGAACTGCAAGTCGGTGATTGAACTGCACTGGACACACTTACCACCCATCTCGGCTTGGTATTGCGCGCGAACCCGCCACCACCGCGCCCGGTTGTATTCATTGTGTTGCTCAGGTGACCAAGGCATCGGATTTCCCAAAGTTGGCGCCGAAGGATGGGATCGAACCACCGTCGCACTGCGCTTCAAGCAGCCGCTCTACCGCTGAGCTACTTCGGCGTGGATAACTTTGGAGAGAGAAAGGTGTTGCCCTGCGTGATCCAATGGCAGGGCAACGACGGATCGGGACGCTTTAGCGGGTTCGCCGCCAGCGTGGCCTCGGTCGTATAAATGTCGACGTTCGATCCATGGTGCCGATATGGCCTAGTCCGGTGTGCAAGTCAACTGGTTGCGGGTAGCAGAATTGAACTGCTGTGATGGGCTTATGAGACCCTGCTGGGGCCACTCCAGTCTAACCCGCAAGAATTTTGGTGGACCCGGCCGGAACTGCCCCGGCGGCCTCCTGCTTGCAAAACAGGCGCTCTCCTAACTGAGCTACAGGCCCAACGCGGCTGGATATATACACGGTGCGCCGCAGAAACAAGTCCTATTCCGCGGCGATCAACTCCTGCCGCTTGGCGTAGTCCCCGAGCGGGGTGTTTTCCATCCCCAAGCTCGCTAAGTAGGTGGCAATCGCCGCTTCCTCGGCCTCGTGCTCCGCGCGCGTCTTGCGGCGGATCGCCAACACGCGTCTGATGATCGCCGGCAGATATCCTTTGCCTTTGGCGGCAGCAATAATATCCCTGACATCGGCCCCAAGTTCACGTTGCTGCTGTTGCAGCGCTTCTATTTGCTCTACGAATTCACGCAATTCGCGTTGTGCTGTAGCCTGCATTAATTCCCCCGCCACTGCCCGTCCTCAACTGCCGGGCCTATCCGTTACCGCCCATCCAATCCTGTCGCAACCCGTGCATTCCTTCCTGGCCCCTCCTCGTCGGCCTTTCCGTTTCTGCGAAGCCGCGCCCATCCTTACCCACCCTGGCCAAGCCTACTCTGCCGCTACTCCTTTCTCGGGAAGAACCGCCTGATGATCCGCGGCTTTTTTGGCTCATCAGGGTTTGCCGGTTCGATCAACTTAATGTCGTACCCAAGCGCCCGCAAGCGACGGATGGCCTGATCGGTTGTAGGGTCGTCGTTATCGGCAACCTCTTGGGTTGACCGACATGGTACACCCTCCACCGAACACTGGTGCAGCTCGCGGCCAAACTCCTCGGCCGCTTTTTCGCTTGCGCGATTGCCAGTGCTCGATTTCCAACATTCATAAACAACGCCTTCGGCGTTAGAAATCTGCATGAAGCGCCCTGCCACCTTGGCGCGAACAACCTCAGCCCACGCTGCTTCGGCGCGCTCTTTGGCTTTGCCTTTATCGAGGGCTTCCACGCCCACGGCACTGATCTTGGCGTTGTGGCAGCGGGGGGCCTTGTCGGTATCACGTTGCACGTAGCCGTAGACTTGTGGTCCATACGGTACGTGGTAACTCGGCCGATACCCAAAGCTGCGTTGCCAGCCGTAGCCGTACACAGGTTCACACGTACGGTAGCCGAACAGATCCACCCAGCATCGTTTGCCGATTGCCTTGCGCACCCATCGGCTATCCTCCTGCGCGATGGCCCTGGTGTTCATCGTGACGACGGCCACCCCGATGGCCAATGCGAATCGTACCCTCATGTGCCCCTTGCTCCTGCTGTTGGTTGCCTAGGCTACCACTAGGTGGTACTCGGCGCCATATCGTGCGTGGTTTCGTCCACGGGCTTCGGCGGCGGCATATCGCACGCGATCAGGTATACGAACGCCCACATGGCAACGTACGCAACGTCCAAGCTGCGGACGCCCTGCCGCACCAGTATGCACGTGACAATTGTCTCGCTTGCAATGAACGTTTGGATGGCCCGGTTGAGCCTCGACGCCCACAGTTCCTGCTCTGGGTTCTTGAATGTGCCTTTGCGGACGCGGCTTTCGGCTACCCACGCCATCATGAACCCAAACGGTACGAACAGCAGACAAAAGAATGCCACCAGCGCATACGTCTTGACGTCGTCCTTCGGCCCCAGGCGGTACACTTGCCAGAAATACGCGAGCCCTGCGGCAGCGTACGCTACGACGCACGCCCGTGCCGCCGTGAACTGTCCTATGCCGGTCTTCCAGTTGAGGTGATTGGCTACGAACTGCCAGCCGTTTAGTTGTTTCTCGTCTATCCAACGCCACATGAACACATACTCCTGGGTTCCTGTTTACCCGCGGCGTAACCGCCGTTGTTCAGCTAGGCGGGATAATACCGATTTCAAGACCTCCCTGTCTTGCGGCGTGGCCGGGTTATTAACCTTTCCGAGCGCACGCTGTCTGGCATAGAAGCGGGCCAGAACCGTAAGCGATCTGATAAGTGCCCCGTAGCCAGCCCATTTTTGCGATTCAGAATTACGCCCGGGAACGATAAGCGCGCCCCCATCCTCGAACCGCATGGGCGTGCCGTCTGGCCGCGTGATCACGCAGGCGATGAAGAACTCGATGTCGCGCATAAGTTCGGGACCGTACTGGGCGCGGATCAGTTCTATGGTGGCCCGGGCGTCGCGCTGGGCCTCGGCCATGGTGTCCCGGCTACGGGGACCGCTGTTGGTGCGCGGCTGGTAGTTGGCGGTGATGCGGGGGCCGGATTCGGCCAGCAGGAAGTCTTGCAGGATCTGGCGGGCTGCCTGCTGGAGTTCCAGCGGCAGTTCGAGGCGGTGTTTCTCGAACGGGGGCGTAACGCGCCTAGGGGGAGCCTGCGGGGGCTTGGTCACGTGGGCCACTCACGGAAGGGTGCGCCCAGCCACCCGCAGGATGGTAGCTGGGCGCGGCGCGGGACCGAAGAGGCCTTCAAACCCCACGCAAACCAACGATATGGCGCGTTCCAACGCCATCATAAGCGAATTCTCCGTGCAGTTCTATTGCCTTCCGCACGTACACTTGGTGAGCCTGTTCGGGCGTGGTAAACGGGCCCAACATATACCTAGTGCCGTCTTTCTTTACCACTGCCATCCAACCTCTGTCCCGCGAGCACCACCGCACCCCTTTGTACCCACTCTTGTTGTTGGCCGCTCGTACGGAATTCGCTCTGTTTCCACTGCGCGTGGCTGCCCGCAAGTTTGCCCAGCGGTTGTCGCTCTTGTTTCCATTCACATGGTCTGTGTCTATGGGCGGTGCCGCTCCAGTCATAAGCAGCCAAGCTAGCCGGTGAGCTGGGTAATCGCGCCGCTTGATGCTTATTTTGACGTATCCACACCCAGTAATCCAACCGGCTCTGTCGCCTTTCTTGGCACGGCCAAAGTCACACTTCCAGGTGAAGTGACCGGTTCCCGGATTGTAGTCCAGCAACCGGTCCACTTCGGCTCTATCCGGCATCGGATAGCGGCGTAAGCTCACTTCAGAGGCGCTCCAGCCGGGGCTGGCATGCTTCCGAACTGGAAGCTCAGGCGAAGCATTGCTGTGAGCTGGTCTGGTTGCAGATCGACAACGTTCATTACATTCGCTGAATCGAAATGCGTGTACCGGACTTCGCCGCCCAGGGCTAGATTCGGTGCCAAGGCATACGACACTCCGGCGCCATAGGTCAGTCCTTTAAATACGGGCATGGTCACGCCGGCAATGTTGAGGCTCGATTCGGCCTGGGTGTAGCCCAGCAGGCCGTAATACTTGGACTTGCCGCTGACAAAGCCGGCACGGCCGCCGATGGTCCAGGAGTCGCCTAGGCGTGCCGTGGCCACTGGGTTGATGCTGAAATCCACACGCTGCCACGTGTAGTCGCCGAACACGCCCACGAACCAGATGCTGGATGGCATCTGCATGTCGACGCCGCCGTGTACGCCGCCGATCATACCCTTGGAACCGAGGCCGTCGATGCTGAACCCGGGTGCGAGGGGGCTGGACACTTCCGTGTTGGCTATCGAGTAGCCGGCCTGCACGCCGCCATAGAGCTGGATGCCCTGCGCGCGCGCCTTGGTGGGAACAAGGAGGGCGAGTGCCGCGGCGAGCGCCGCCGCCATAACGAGGCCTACAAGCATATACCGGAAGGGCTTGCGTGGCGTTTGGCCACCAGCAGTGTCGATCATCGGAAGCTCCGCGTTGGTAGGTTCTGGTTTGGCGCCCATCCCAACGCGGGCTCTACACGGTCGTGGTTCCCCGGCGTTAGTTGCCGTCGCCAACACAAACGTGCCTAGCACAAAACCGAGGCGGCGCCATACGGAATTGCCTGCCATGCACAGCCAATCTTTTATGTTGTGTTGCCGCTGCGCACCAAGCCGGATGCAGTGACCAGCGTTCTGGCAAGCTATCCTGCGGCATTCCACGATTTCTGGGACGGCGCATTTGTTGGGAGAAGTGCGCCCAAAATAGCGTTGCCGGATATCAGGGGTCGTCAGCATATCCAATTGCATCGTTCCACCTTCGCTTGAGATTAGCGTCCAGTTCCTGCGAGAACGTGACGGCACCATTGTCATCGAACCACGACGCGCGCAGCGTATGGATTTCCACGAGCACTGCAACTCGTTCCTGCTGGATTGCCCAGATCATGTGGGGGCGGGCCAACCGTAAGATAAGGCGCCTAAACCAATTTCTAACCATGTTGAGATATTCACAGGCGCTAGCGCATAAGGTTCGCGCAAGGTTGACGTGCGCGCTTGCGATTTGCTAGTGTGCAAACCACGGACGCACCGCATGGGGTTGTCAGTCGATTGGGTGCGCGGCGTAACCGGGGGTAGGGCGCAGGAAACCTACCCCCGGTAATTCCCACCATACAAACCGAAGGGGCACCCATATGCCAGATCATAATGGTATTTTCGACGCCGTGTGGATTATCACGTCTGCCGCCTGCATCGTGGCTTTGATCCTCGGCGCTCTCCTTGTTTGGGCCATGGCCAAGGAAGTCATCGAGAATGGCTTCTACGACGATGTGTATGAGCCTGGGCCACGCAAGCCAAACATTTTCGCCGTAATGTGGCGTTATGGTACCACTCTCGTTCGTAGCTTGATTGAGGGAGTACACCATGCGGTTTCGCGTAGACTGGTTCAGCGTTAGCCGGCGGCTGGCCCAAAGCCCGCATCTGCGGCTGGCCGTTGGTAGCTACCGTGGGCGCCCCGCGCTGGTAACGCGCGATGGGTTCCCGTTGGCCCTATCCCCCAAGGCAGCACTCGGCGTCATTGCCGATAGATCCAGCTTGCCCTTGGCAGCTTAACCGCCTGTAAGCGTTGCGTGGCGTAAAGTGGGCCGGTGAGGGTGCAACCTCGCCGGCCCTTTCAGCATGAAGGCAGCTACGTCCACCACAACTCCGCAGGAGCAGTAGACATGAAAACCACTACCACGGTGCGCTCATGGAGCGCAATCATCGTTGGCATTGCGTTCACAGTTATTACGGCTTGGGTCCTTTGTGAAGATACCATCCGGCACGGAGCACCGTTCACCAATCGGCACCTGATGAGCCTATCTGTGCTTGGGGGCGCCGTGTTCTTCGGCCACCAGTTCTGGCGCGAGTGGTCAGAGGAAAGGTTCGGCAACAGCCTCGGCTGTGCCGTTCTGTTCTTGGCGGGCACGCTGTTCTGCGTTCTCTCGTCCGCTGGCCGCAATGCAGAGGTCACAACGACCAAGGTCATGCACGCCAACGCCCAGAACGTTGCTCGGGAACTGGCGGCTAGGGATGTGTCAGAGGCACAGGCGCGCCACACGGCAGCCCTGGCCAACGAAACCAACGAGTGCGCCAAATCAGCGTACAGCAATCTATGCTATGTCGCGCGTACGCAGAGCGAGATCCGGCGCAAGCAGTATGACGACGCCAAGCGGGCACTTGCCCGCGAACGCCCGTTGCAGGTTGCAAACGCCGACATCCGCGCAGCTGCCGAGTTGCTTTCCAAGTTGCCGATTGTCGGCGGCAACCTTGAATCGGTAGAGGCGACCCTGCTGCTGGTGTTTCCGTTCTTGCTGGCTTTGTTCTGCGAGATCGCGGCCATCTGCGGATTCGCCATTGGCTTAGGGCATAAGGTTGCGGCACTTTCCTTGCCGGAAAGTGGAAAGCAACGGACGCGACGAACCCCAGATGAAGAGCTAGTGCTCGCCGCGTTGCATGCGGCAGGGCGCCCGCTCAGCAGCGAGGAACTGGCGCAGGCTATGTCGGTGTCGCCGGGCGAGGGCACTAAGCGCCGGCAAGTGTGCGAGGCCAGCGGGGTCATCCGCACGTGGCGGGACGGGAAATATTTGATGATTGCGCCCGCTACGCTGCAGTAAAAAAATGGGCGGGGAACTTCCCCGCCCATGCCGGCCACGCCACTTCATTCCACACCTATGCGCGACGAGCCTCTCCCATCCGTTCCGCGTCTGCCGTTACCCAACCGCCGGGTTCTTCCGTTTCTCGTTGGCGTCCCTAAGCGATTGCATACCCTTTGGGGTGAAGCGCCATACGCGGCGGCGCCCGTTCTTCCCCTCTTTACCCGCGAACACCTCAACCGTCCGCATCCATTCCGCCAGTTCGTGGCGCTTGTACGTTACGGCGCGCCACCCAAGGCTAGTTTGTGCCCCTGTCGTTGTGTAAGGGGGGCCCATGCCCTTGCTGCGCATCTGGCGCACGTATTGGACGGTTGTGCCTAAGAGCCAAGCAACTTCCTCGCCACACAAGTCGATTGCATCCGGCGCAGGCGCGGTTGGCGGCCGCCGGTCTGGCGCATACGCCAGACGCTCGCCCTGGAGCGGGGCATCCTCTGGCATCAGAGCATTGGTATGGCTCAGCTGTTCGGTACCGAATGACGAGAAAAGATGCCCACACATAACGCACTGACGGCGTGTTAGCTCGTATGGCGTATCGCACCCGGGACAGCGCTTTTGCCCACGCTCGGCATCCTCGCGCTTTGTGCCCCCCTTGTCAGTGCGTTGGGGTTCGATCTCGGTAAGCGGCCCATGCCGACCGATGTTTCCCGCGTAGTCCAGCACGAGGCAATCCAGCTTGCCCGGTGCTTTGCGCAACCCGCGTCCTAAGCTTTGACAGTGGAGCACTGTCGAGCACGTTGGCCGTAGTTGTACGATGCAGTCGATGTCAGGGGCGTCAAAACCAACGGTTAGGATGTTGACGTTGACCAGTGCCCGAAGCTCACCGCACGCAAACGCTGCGACGGCTTCCCGGCGGCGTGCGCGTGGCGTCCCATGCGCAACGTAGTCAGAGGCAATACCCGCAGCGCGGAGTAGCCCTACGATTGCCTCGGCGTGCCGTACAGTGCAGGCAAAGATCAGTATTTTCTTGCGGTCGGCGGCTAGGCGCGTGGCCTGTTGAATGCAGTTGGTCGTTTCTGCCAGCCACTTCTTGTCGTCGCCTTTGGTGTACTCAGCGACATCGAAGTCGCCGCCACGCTTGCGGCGTAGGGCAGAAAAGTCCACGCCGCTCACTGGCGGGCTGATAAGTGGTGCAAGCACTTCCGCTTGCACAAGCGGTGTGATTGGCACCTCGTAAGCGATCCGCTTGAACAACGCACCGTCGCCGCGGTGTAGGTAGCCGCTATCCAGGCGGTACGGCGTTGCCGTGAACCCAATGATCGGAATGCCATCAAGCCGGGCGAAGACGCGTTGGTAGACGGATTCCTCGCGGCGTCCGATCAGATGCGCCTCATCCACGAGCACTGCCGAATAGTTCCAACGGTGCACGTCGAGCTTGCTGCGCATTGTTTGGATACTGGCAATCGTGACATTGCGCCCGTACTCAAAGCGCCCCATGCCATGACAGGCGACGCCTATCGTGGCGTCCGTGACTTGGGCCTCGATGGCCGCGAGGTCTTGGCCCAGGATCTCCTGGACGTGGCTCAAGACGAGGATGCGCCGCCGGTTGGATGGCCTGAGCGCATCGATAACGCTGGCGATAACGACGCTCTTGCCGGAGCCGGGAGGCATCACGATCAGGTCACGCCGCCCAGCCTGAATGCTTGTGAGCGCGGCGTTTACCGCCGCGCTCTGGTACGCTCGCAAAGTCTTGCGGTCTGCCACGCTTACTCGCCCAGCGCGACGAGCCGGTAGGTAGACGGCTGCGGGCCCAAGCCCTGCTTAGTGACCTTGATGGATTTTTCCTCCACCAGTGTGCGCAGGATGTCGCCAACCTGATTGACCGGCACCTTTGATTTCTCGGCAAGCGCCGTCTTGGTGGCGGTCGCCTCGATGGAATTGGGCGGGCAGAAATCAATCAGCGCGCTCAGAATACGCATCTGCACATTCTTGAGCGACGTATCGCCTTCCTCGCCAGCCTTCTTGCGGGCCGTGAATTTGGCCGCATCGAACTCGACCGTTGGGAACGTCCACTCTTTCTTCCACTTCAGCGAGCGCTCTGATGCCACGCTGTGGGCGTTCCAGTGGTTGAATGCCTGAATGATCATGGCCGCGCGCACCTCGTTGTTCATGGCGCCCCGGTGTCGCTCGGTTGCGATGCGCTGATGAAGAACATCAAAGGTCTTGTTGCGGCCCATGCGGCCACCGTTGAGCCATGCCTGCACGAAGTCGTCGGCAATCTGCTTGTTCTCGCGGGCGATCACAAACAAGATGCCGGCGATGATGCCCGGCGGGTGCTTGAAATTGACGTTCACTTGGCGTGCTTTGACAATCCACTCGCCGATGCCCTTCATGGAACCAAGGGCCGCCTTCTTGATCTGACGGGTGTCGCGCATGTCGAACGAGCGCTTGCCGCCCTCGTCGTACCAGCGCACCCAGCGCACGGCAGCGGCCACAAGGTTAGGCGCCTCAACGCCGCACAGGCCCAGGATATCGCCCGCGCTGCGCTTCTTGCCCTGATCGATGACGTCGAACACGTCCTCGTGCAAGCCGAACACGGCATGCGTGCGAATGACTTTGCCGCTCTTTTCGCAAGCGCGGAGACGATGCTGGCCATCCAGCATGCGCCCGTCCGTGTCGAACTTGATGGTGTCGCCGGTCAGTTCGTAGTCGTCCGCCTTGATTGAACGGCCGATCTTGTCCGCATGGAACTGGCCAAGATGCCGGTTGTGGTGGTTGGCCACTTGCAGGATCTGGCGGGCCATCTCCGGGCCGATATCGATCACCACGGAGTGGAGCGGGGGCTTTGCCACAAGAGCGTACCACTCGCTCATGTCCTCGGCCTTCAGCCATTTCAGTGGCTTTGAGTAGTCGAAGTCGGCGGCAATGCGCTTGAGCGCCGCCTGCGACGGTTTCTCGAACACTTCGACTTCGGTTTCTTGGGCGGTGGCTACATCTGCGGTCATGGTCGGTTTCCTGTCTCCTGCTGCGCGCAACATCGGGTTGGTCCTATTTGGGTGGCGGCCTCGCTAAATCGCGCTCGGCTTTTTCCATAACCGCCGCGCGCACGACATCAGATACCCCTTGATGCTCGCCCGTAATCTTGGTTGCGTTCTGGCACAGGCGCCTGACAACAGCGCGCAGGGCTGGGTCAGCCCGAACAAAGAGGGGGGAGGCCTTAAGGGGGGATTTTTTTGTACTGGTGCTCATGCGATCCTAAAGCTAGCGCTAGCGTGTTGGTGTTGCAAGGGGCAGCTTGCAAATTTTCGTGCATATCCGGGGTTTGGGCTATTGCCCACCTTTTCGGCTTCCCTCACCAGGACGCTCTACACTGAGCGCGAGAACAAGAATGTTCTTGGCCGCGTTCACATCGCGGTCGTGGATTGTCCCACACAAACAACACTCCCATTCCCTTATTCCAAGCCCTGCGATACCTCGCGGCCTCCCCGGTGGCAGAGCGCCACACGCGGAACAGGTTTGGGTTGTGAATCTCTCGTCAACCTCCACAAGTTGCTGCGCCTTGTAGCGGAGCATTCTGCGGAACGACGTCCAGCCCGCGTCAAGAACGCTCTTTCCTAATCGTGTCCTGGCGAGAGTTGATGCATTGATGGCTCCGACAGCAACTAGCGCGTGTCGCTGGCAAATCCGAGTAGAAAGTTTGTGGTGGAAGTCGCGGCGCATGTTCGCTGCCTTAGCATGCAACGCGCGCACGCGTGCGAAACGTCTAGCCCGTTGGGCGTTGGCTATCTTAGCGTGGATAAGACGGGATGCCCGCAATGGCCGTACGCGGGTACCGTCACTTAGCGTGGCGAACTCTCTTAGACCGAGGTCTATGCCCACGGCCCCGGTACATTTGCGGCTACTAGCCGCCGGTTCGATTTTAACATGAAGGCATACCCACCAACGTCCAAGTGCATCCTCTACAAAGTAGCCGCCCTTAGCGGTTGTCGGCACTGGCCGGTTCTTCTCTCCGAAGAACCTAAATTGACGCCCAAGGTAGGATATGGTGTTTCCAGATATCTGCCTGGATTGCTTCTGGAATGGTACCCAGCCCAATGCCCGTTTGGCCCCGTAACTTGGCCGAAATCGCACGGACCTGTGGCGCACCCATTGCTCGCATACGCAGGCCACTGTCTGTTGGTTGATGCCAAGCTCCTTGCCGATTCCTTTGCAGGCCTTAGCTAAGTCGAAATGCGACGGCCACTTTGATCCAGAGCCGCCGGCTTGGTACAAGCGGATAGCATGCCTGTGTTGGGCCACCGCCCAGTTCCACACTTGATTGCAAGCGCGAGCATGATCGCGTAGATATTTCGCGGCACGCCGGTCCTTAAGCCGGTACTTGTACGTTATGATCATTCTACTTTCGGCCGTCGAATGCATCCGACCACACGCGTTCGCAGGTTGTGGTGTTTCCCTGCAACTGTAGCTTGCGGCGCAGGTTGGCCACCTCGATGGTTAGTTTTTCGTTCTCGTGCGCCAAGGCAAAATATGCACCTTTGTAGTGCCGCAGTTGCACCTTGGGGTCTGGGTGGTCGGCCGGGTGGGTCATGTTTGCTTTGGGCTCCATTTCAAACAGGCGGGTGAGCGTGCACGGACGTCCGTGCCGGGGCCGCCGGTCCAGCGCTCCCTGACGAGTCCACATTTGCGATAGCTCTTCGCCAGATGGCGCAGAACCATGAACCGGCAGCTACCGCAGGTTTCCCCCTTGGGCCCGGTGCCGGGCGCCCAGGCGTATCCATTGGCGCGTGTGGGCTTGCGTTTGGCCTTGGGTGGCTCGGGCGCCTCGTATCCGAACAGATCCCCCACAACGGCCTAACCCCGTACGATACGGTCGTCTGGCACGGACGCCTCGATATCGGCATTCCAGGTGGGGCGTGTCGCCGACCATACTTTCACGAAACACGCCGCGCTGCAGTAGGTGCCATCGCCACGGCCGTCGAACGAGTTCGCGACGATGCGGGCGGTTTTCTCGGTGAGCGGCTTGCCGCAGTTGCCGCAAGGGGGCGTGCGCTTCGTCATGTGCGCCACCCATATGCGAAAGCCCCTGGCAGTGCGCATTCACGCAACTTGGCTGCATCCTCGTCGCCGTAGGCGATAAGGCAACTCGGGCCGCCCGAGTTGGCGTCAGCGCGCCGGCCATCAGGGTAGTGGAAATGCAGTCTACCCTTCAGGAACAGTATCGCTTTTGCAGCGCCCCACACGTGCTCGTAGAACATCTCCGTTTCCGTACGTGCAAACGTAAGCGCAAGGCCGCGGCCGTGGCGTGCCAGTCTTGCAAGCCATGCGGTGGCGTGCACGGAATAGGGTGGATTGCACCATACGCGCCCCTCCCACGGCTCTGTCAGGCCATCGCGCGGCAGAACTATTCCGCGTGCCGCGCATGGCCATGGCTGCGTAGGGCTTTCGCAAACATCCAGATCGAATGGTCCGGTGGCGTCGATGATATGCTTGGGGGTGATCCAGTCGTGTGTGGCGGCACGCGGGCCGTGAACCCCTGCGATAGAGGCGCCCTTATGGGAAGGTTCCGGTAGATCACCGAACAGCGTCACGCAACCAACCCCATCGCAGCGAGTTCGGCCACCGTCAGTGTGGCCACGGCTTTCTGAAAGTTCGTTTCTGCGCGCTCGTAGGCCAGTTCGGCGCGGCGTACGGCCAACTGGTGGGCTGCAGCTTCATCGGGGTCGCGGCTCACGGGCTGGAGGCCTTTCAGGTATTCCACGAGGGCTGCGAGGTTCGCCCTGTCCTCGGCGATGGCTTTGATGTCGTTCATGGGTACGGTTACTCCTGCGGTTGGCATCCTGCGTTGTGTTCGGTGGTCGCGCTAGTACGCACGCGCCACAGTGCACAGCTACTTCGTGAGGCTCTTGGCCAAGTTCGCACGCGCCGATGATGGCGCACTCATCCGGCGAAGCCGTTCTTGGTCGGCAGCGCTTGCCTTTTGCCCTTGGGTAGCCAGAGCCGCAATGGCTTTCGGGTTCCCGTCCAACAGCGCCCTGCACGCCCGTTTCGAATATCCGTGTTCTCTGCCAGCAGACCATACGCAGTATATGTCCGCATCGCGAATCTTAGTTCCCTTCATCGCTTCTTTCTTGGCTCGATCCAGATACTCGTCTGGGGAATGCCCATTGAATGCCTCGATGATAGCCCGAGCGTTGGGGCTCAGGGTGAGACGCACATCATCTAAATCAATCACTGGCGCAGCCATATTCTTCTCTGATTCAGATCTATCTTTATGTCTCTTGTGATTGTGATTGTTGATGTGTCGCTCGCCTTCATTGATTTCATTGCGTTTTTTCGAAAAATCCCCCCCTAGACTCCCCCCAGTACTGGGGGGAGTACTGCCGGGGGTCTGGCGGCGATCTTTTGCGATGCGCGCTTTGCGAACAGCCAAAAGCTCGTCTGCAAGCTCGTTATGGATAAAGCCGTCTTTGCCGAGGAAAAGCTTCTTGGCCGCGAACAGCTGGGCGCGGATGTTGCGCCACTTTCTGACGTCTATGTAGAGGCCGAAGGCGATCCACTTATCATCGTCAGGGAGTGGCTTGCCGTGCTCGAAATACAGATCGATGAGGAGGCTATAAGCGCCACGCAGCTCGAACGGCATGCGCGAAGTGGCTTCTTTGAAGCGGCGTGGGTATCGCTCGTACCACAGGTCAGAGTCGCGTTTCTCTTTGCGCTTGCTGTCCTTGGCGAACCCGTGTACCTCGTCGTCATCCGCATCCATCTGCGGTTTCCTTCTGTTACGCCGTAGGGGCCTTCCACTCCCCTACGGCTTTATCTTTCTAGCCTCCTGCCGCCACGGCACAAGCCTCTTGGCTCTGTCGTCGAACACGAAATACCCCACCGTTATCGGCCTGATCACCGTGGTGGAGCGCACGCGCCGGCTTAACGTGATGTGGCCGCGGTCGCTTAGGCGACGCAGCAGGTAATGCACCGCGCTCTTGTGGGCGTAGCCTAGCCCAACGCGGATTTCATCGTACGTGGGCGCCACGCCCCCGGTGCGGGTTATCCACTGCTCAATGAACAGCAGTGCCGCGCGCTGTCTGGCCGTCAGCATGTTGCCTACGCTTACTGAGACCGAGCCTGTTTGCCCTGCCTATCACGGAGTCTCTGGTGCAGCCGATGCGCGCCGCGATGATGCGGACATTGCCCCATTCCTTGTTGTACAGCTGCCGGATCAGATCGTCCTTGGGTTTGTCCCAGACAATCGCGTGGCGCTCTTTGGGTGTGTGATAGCCCTGCTCAACGGCGTAGCGGTGCACGCTACCGTGGGGCGCGCCGACAGCATCGGCAACGTGCTTGATGGGCATCCCGCGCTCCAGCAGCTCGCGGGCCTTGGCCACGACATCTTCCGGCACACGATCTTCCCAGCGTCGCCGGGTGCTGATCCCGCGCAGGCTGCATATGCTGCGCACGTAGGCTGCGCGCACCCGCGCGAGCTTGGCCACCTGCTCGTAGTCGTAACCACGTTTCACGAGGCTGATGACGAAATCGTACTTGGCTTTGGTTTCGGGCCGCTCGGCCATGGCTTATTCTCCGGTCGCCTTTCGTACGCCGAACAAGCTGAACACGTTCTTGGGTTGGGTTTGCGCAGGCTCTTGAGCCGCCGCACTAGCGGCAAACGCGGCATTGGGCGGTTCCGGCGCAGCCGGGGCATCAGGCACCGAGTCGTCAGGCGGCTCAATGCCGTACTTGCGCAGCAGCGCCATCAGCCTGACATGCGGCACCTTGTTGACGTGCCAGACGGTCGGCCGCTTCACGCCGCCACTCTCGATCTCGGCCTGGGTCGCAAACCGCAGCTCTTGCTCTACGAACTTCTCGCCGAGATCCTTGAGGCCCGGCTTGACCGCGCGCTGCACGTCCCAACCCTGCCGGTAGTCGGCCAGGGTATAGGCCACGTAGTAGTCATCGATCTGCTGCTGGCTGAACTCGCCCGTCAGGTTGTTCGCCACCAGCCATGCGTAGAACTTCACGCCGACGATGTCCTTGTCGTCGCGCGGGCGTACCTGGGTCGGCTTGCTGGGCGTGCCGATGGTGCGCAGGATCTCGCGGGCGTCGGCCGACAAGTCGCGGGGGCTGGGGAGCACTGGCAACGCCCGCACAGGCGCGACTGGCGGCGTGATGTCGATCAGGCGCATGTCCTCGGTCGTCAGACCAAGCGATGGCGGCGCGTCAGGCACAGGGACAGGCTCGGGCACTGCCACGGCCTTTGGTTTGGTCGAGACGCCAAGGACGGCGTACGGGCCGAGCGACGCGCCAACAAGCAGCATGAGCGCGCCGAGGAGCGCCAACAACCCCTGCATGGTCGTGACGTCGACACCGAACCATTTGCCAATCGCGGATGCCCCGGGGTCACCGCTTTCAGGCAGCAGACTCACGTGCGGTCCGGCGGCTTCGGTCTTGGCTGTCAAGGTGTCGATTCTGTCTTGCCATTTCTTGGACTCCATGGCGTTGCCCATCTCGGCACGAAGATCAGACACAGTTTGGCAGAACTTGCGGTCTTGTGGACCCCACGCTTGGTTGCATTCATTGGTCCGCGTCCAGTACGGGTTCAGCTTCTGCCGGTCGATCTCGGCCTGCACCGTAGCGATAGGACGATGCGTCGGCACGAATCCACGTGCCTTGCGAGCTTCCTCAAGTTCTTTACGCACGTCTTGGTAGATCGTGGCCGTGGCCACGCGGCCCGATGACGCGTCCAGACGGCTGCCGGCGATATGGCTGATGGCGGCATGCGCCGAGAACGCGATGCAGCACACCCAGATTACGAGGCCCGCGGAGGCACGCAGGATGTGCATGCGCATCACGCCGGGGATCACGAAGAACGGCAACGTGAAGTTGAATATCTCGGCGGCCACGCCTGCCGCAGCGTACACATACACTGTGTCCGGGGGCGAAATTTTCATCAGATACTTAGCGTTCAGGAACGCGCTGCACAGAAGCATGGTGGCTGACGCAAATAGCGCCAGCCCCTTGAACACGTTCTCCTCAGCTTGCGAGCCTGTCTGGCCTACGTGCACGTTCGGTTATTCCTTTGCCAGTGGGTCGTGGTAGGTGTGGGGGCGCCCGTCCGAGCGATAGCCACGGGCCTGGGCGTCAATCGCCTGCAGCACGGGCCGCGCCTTTTCCCGGGCCTCCACTTGGCCCAACATGTCCGCCAGCATGCGCTGGATTTCAGCGATGCTAAGCTTGGGTTCTTCCTTGGGTGTGTGTTGCACGATCTGTGGTGTTGTAACCCAGCCGCCGCCGCCGACCATATCGCCAGCAGATACCCATTGAACCGTCCCGCCTGATGTAATAGGTCCCGATACCGTGATGGTGTGCGCGTGTTGTGGCGGATTCCATGTGGTGATCGATGTGATGCTGTTGTAATAAGCGGGGTCGCCGAGCCATGCAATGTTAGTAGCCATTCCTGCTCCTCGTTAAGAAAAGGGCCCCGCCCGGTTAGGGACGGGGCCAGTTTGCGTCAGGAGACGGTTCGGTACGCTAGGGGCGCACCGTTGGCCACACTGCATGCGGCCAACGCTATGCCCTTACGCTACAAGCTGCTGGTCTTGCCTTTTGGAACGGCGTTTCTGTTCGCGCTCCATTGCGTCAATGGCAATCAACAGCTTATTCAGGGTTTCCCACTCTGGGTTCCAGTTTGGGCTATGCAGATCACGCAGCGCATTAATCGATAACCCCGCGCGCCGCGCCAATCCAGACTTTGCGAAATCGTGCTCGACTGCAAAGGCACGAACCTTTGCGATTGCCTTTGCGATAGTTTTCGCCACCTCAGTTTGCATACAGTTTCGTTTCACAGTTAGGTGGTGAACGCAAGTGCGCGCACCGGGATTGCTGTTTATCTGTCGCGACGCGACCACACCCTGTGCATAACCAACCGTGGTTGTTGACACCCGCGCAGCCTGCTGTGAATACTCCGCCCCGCCGCGTGACGCCGCGGCAGCGGGGGAATGGTCACTCTGCCTACCGCAACAGGTGGGGTGGCATTAGCGGGCGTGGTGCGAGGAGCGGCATCACGCCCGCGCTACATAGGAGGCCCCATGGATAAGCAGGACGCCGGTCACGCGCTGTATACCCAGACCAACGCGGCCAAGACACTACTGGCCCAGTACCATACGATTTTAGGGGAAGACACCGAGGCCAGGGCCGATCTGGTTGAGGGGCAAACCAGCCTCAACGAAGCCATCGAGCAGGCCGTGGCGCGTACGGTAGAGATCGACGCTCTTGAGGCCAGTCTAAAGGACGTGATCGGCAACGCCCAGAAGCGCCTCAAGCGGCTGCAGGACCAGCGCGAGTTGCTGCGCACCGGCATTGCAACCGCGATGGAGATCGCCGGCAAGAAGCGCGTGGAAACGGCCATCGCCACGGTGTCTTTGCGTCCGGTGCCCCCCAAGGTTGAGATCACCGATGAAACCCTTGTCCCCACCAACTTTTGGCGCAGAGCAGATCCTGCCCTGGATCGCAAGGCAATTCTGGACGCGCTCAAAGCGAAGCAAGAGGTGCCCGGGGCCACGCTCAGCAACGGTGGCAGCGCTATCAGCGTTACGAAGGCATGAAGAAAGTCCTCGTCTGCGGTGGCCGCACGTATTCGAACCGCGCACGCGTTTACGAGACGCTGGACGCGCTAGTTGATAAGCACGGGCCGATATTCATAATCCAGGGCGGCGCCACGGGCGCAGACACACTGGCGGCGGATTGGGCAGACGTTCGCGGCATGCCGTGCGCCGAAGTCAAGGCGCCATGGCGGTTCTACGGCAAAAGCGCGGGGCCACGGCGTAATGCGTGGATGCTGTTACTGAAACCGGATATCGTAGTGGCGATGCCTGGGGAGGTCGGGACATCCGATATGCGCGCCAAGGCTATGGCGTCGGGTATTGAACTGCAGGAAATCAAGGAGGCCGCATGACCGCAAACGAACACACGCAGTATACCATCAGTCAGACACACGACGGGATCACAGGCAGCCGAACTTTCTGGACGCTCGATGAGCTGTTTGCCGAAATCCGCACGATGTTAAATGCTGAACCATGCATCAAGATTGCTGTCGACAAATACACGCCAGACGAGGAAGAACTGCGGCAGTGGGCTGAAATGGACAAGCAGGAGGCGGTATGAGTGCGTTGGTTCCAGTTGGGGCGTTCTCCGCTCGCGAACTGTCCCTGATCCGAAAGACCGCTGCCAAGGACGCCAACGATACGGAATTCGACCAGTTCATCGCGTACTGCCGCACCACCAAGTTGAACCCACTTCGGCGTCAAGTCGCGCTCGTGATCTTCAACAAGAACAACCCGGCCAAGCGCCAACCCACTATCATCACGACCATTGACGGCTTGCGGGCGATTGCCGACCGCAGCGGGAACTATCGGCCTGATCCAGAGGCGCCGCGTGTAACGTACGACGACACCCTAAAGGGGCCGCTCAATCCCCAGGGCATCGTCAAGGTGCAGGTAACGGTGTTCAAGTGGTCACACGGCGAATGGTTTCCGGTGGCCGGTGAGGCGCATTGGAGCGAGTTCGCGCCCCTGAAAGCCATCTGGGCCGAGGACGAAACCGGCAAGCGCGTCAAAACCGACAAGGTGGAGCTAGACCCAACCAAAGAGGGCTGGACCCGTATGCCGCACGTCATGTGCGCAAAGGTGGCCGAAGCCCAGGCACTGCGCCGCGGGTGGCCCGAGGACTTGTCTGGGGTGTACGGCGAGGAAGAAACTGACCGGCTAAAGACCATCGACTTGACCGCGACCGAACTTGCCGACGAGGCCGACAAGATCGAACGCCTGGAACGCGTCGGCGGCTTGAACACGATTCTAATCGACTGGTGCGACGGCGAACCAATCGCCCCGGTACCCGTGGGCAAGTTCTACGACGCGGCCATGGCCTACATCAAAGCGCATTCTAAGGCTGGCGAGGAAGAGTATTCGGCTGTCCTGCAGTGGCGCGACCGTAATCGCAACGCTTTGCAACAGTTCTGGGGGATGCAAAAGGACGCGGCACTTGACCTCAAAGGCAAGCTGGACGCCATCGAAACCAAGGTCAAACAGAACGCCTAAGTGGCATGCTATTGAAATGTCCAGCGCTTTCGGCTATATGAGGCGTACAGTAACTTGTCTGTGGAGTCTGTTGTATGTCTAAAGCCCCCGCCATCGATCTGTCCAAGCTCAGCGCAAAGCAGCTGACGGATCTCAAGACCAAAATCGACGGTATGCTGCCCCGGCAGCACGAAGCTGAACGAGCCGCCCTGCGCGAGCGGTTGGCCCGTATGGCCGAGCAAGCTGGTTACCGGCTTGATGCCGTCCTGGCTGCGACGCCCAAGCGGGCCCGGCGCACCCGCGCAAAACGCACGTCCTCGGTACCGGTGAAGTACCGGAATCCTGCCAACAGTTCAGAGACGTGGTCTGGCCGCGGTCGCCCTGCACGCTGGCTGCAGGCGTTCTTGGACGCTGGCCATAAGCGCGAGCAGTACGCGGTAGCCTAAAAAGCAACACCCCAGTGCAGTGGCGGGGGCCGCCTGACTGCTACTGGGGTGTATACGCGCGGGGTCTCGAAACTGGAACGCGATACCTACGCCGAGTGCGCATTCGGTATGTAATGCCAGTTTGTGGCATTACAAGGGCGTACGCTACGGGTCGGTACGCGGAACCTTCTCTTTCATGGCGATAATCTTGAGGATCGGCCCGGTTTGGTCTGGTTCCTGCCGGCCTATCTCCCAGGCCTCGTACGAGCGCTGCGGCACGTTCAGGTAATCTGCAGCCTCGCGCTGCGTGACGCCCTGCTTGGCGCGCCACTGCTTGAGGGTTTCGGCGAAGGTCATGTGGTTTTCCTATTGCGCATCTTCGCGCTTTCTCTGATGCCATCGAACTGGCCGCAGCCACAACTCTTTGTGCTGCCATTCCGCAAGCTCTTGCCGGCAATCACCTTCGTTGCGCCACATGCGCACGCGCATAGCCAGTGCGCGCGTTTTGGGTCTTTGGTGGCATAGCTCAAGACGGTTAGGCGTCCGTACCTTTTGCCAACCATGTCCGTACGGGTAGCGCTAACACGAGAACGGTTTCCATTGGCCCATGACTGCGCCACGCGGGCGCTATCGTCTTGCGGGCGCTGGTTCATTCGCTGCTCTACTTGCGTGGCCCACCGGCAGTTCCCCGGTTCGTAGTCGCCATCCGTGTCCTTGCGGTCGAGCGTATGTGCGCGCGAAGGCTTGGGGCCCATGTCCTGCAAAAAGGCCGCAAACCTTCTGCGCCAGCGTTCACACACTTTGACGCCCCGAGCGCCATAGTATTTGTACCCAACGTGCGTGGGCTGGTAGCAGCGCTCTTTCATCCCTTTCCATGATTGGTATTCGCCGGACATACGGCCACGCATCGCGTGGCCGTGCCGGTGGTTTCTGACGACGTTGTCGGGGCGCTTAGACATAGGTTTACTTCTTTTTATGCCCGGGGTGCCAAACGCCATCATGCTGGTGCCATCCCTGGGCGACGGCCTGCTTGCTGACGCTGCGGCCCGCCATGTGCTCGGCCAAGGCGATCTTTTGCTTGGCGAGCACGGAACCGCTGGACATCACGCGGCGATAGATGCACGCGTCGGAAATCCCCTTGCGGTCGGCCTCGGTGAGGCCTTCGAACGCCACGGCGCCCTGGGGGCCGATTTTCACCTTGATGCTGCCGGCCGCGAGGCTCTTGGACAGCGCATCGATGGCCTTCTTGACCTCATCCTTGCGCTCAGTGAGCGTCTGGTTCGGGCGCTGGATCTGCATGTCGCAAACCATGGGGGTATCTCCTGCTCGGGTTAGTGGCGGGCGCGGCAGTTGCCGCGCCCGGTTCGATTACACGTCGATCTGTGCTGCCGTGTGGGTGACGGCCGGCGCAGCCACCACCTCGGGTGCGAAATCCACCGCGTAGCCCTCGGCAACCGGCGCCTGCACCTCAACGGCCTCGTCCAGGTCCAGGAATGCCGTACGCGACGTAGCGATGGCGTTCAGGGCCACTTGGTCGATCTCGATGGCGCCGGCTTCACCGGCCTGTACGATCTTGCGGGCTGCGCTGCGGGCGGCCTCGATGGCCACCGATACGCGCTGCTGGGCGGCCGGGGAAAGCATCTGGCCCACGCTGCGGGCCTTGGTGGCGGCGTCCCGTACGGCCTTGACGTTCAGGGTGCGCAGGCCGCGCTCCATGCTGTTCATCAGGTCCGTCATCTCGTTGTTCAGCGCCCGCACGGCCTCGGCGTCATCTGGGGCGATCTTGCCGGCGATCACGAACACCTCAATGCGCGTCAGGCGCGCCTTGGCGTTGAAACCGTCGGCCAGCTCGCGGGCCTTGGCCACCGCGTCGGCCAGTTTGTCGGCCTTGTCCTCGGGGCACAGGTAGCCAAACGCCGACTGGGCGCACACGCCGATGATCAGGTTGCGGGCTTGGCCGCGTACCTTGATGGCCTCGGCGTGCTCCTTGGGGTCGGTAATGGTGCGCTCGGTTTCCCAGCGGGCCACGCGGGCGCCGTCCTCGCGCTCGCGGTCGGCGTCGAGCACCACCTTGGCGTAGCGCACGTTCCCACTGACGCTCGTACGCATGCTGACGAGCAGGCCGGGGCGAAGAGTAGAGGCTTGGAAGGTCATGGGCGTCTCCTGCGAGGATACGAGTTACTTGCCACGCCCTACATATACGTGTCTACGCGTAGGCCGTCAATAGGGTACGCTGCAGATTTTTCTCCATGGCTGCAGACGCGGCCAAAACACTTGCGCAACTGGTGGTTATCCCAGCCACCCTGCTCGCGCAGGGCCGCACGGCAGGCCGCGGGGATGGCGTCGAACGTGTTATACATGCGCTTGTAAACACGGCTGCGGCTGTCGCACTTGGCCAGTTCGCGTGCGGTCATTTGATACGGCGTGGACATAGCATTTCGCCTCCTGCGGCGCGGCGTGCTAATTCTGCTTCTAGTTGCTCTGTGGTGAAGTGCTCGATACGGCGTACGAGAATGGGGCGCCGATTTCTGGCCTGTTCGCTTTTGGTTGCCCACCGACAGTTTGACGGCGTGTAGTTCCCGTTCACATTGCGCCTATCAATGGTGTGCTGTGGCGTTGGGCGGCGCCCCATGTCAGCTAAGAAATTGGCGTACACACGCCATCTCTTACACACGCGAATGCCGCGGCCTCCGTAATCTTTCCAGGAGTCGTGGTTTTGGTTATTGCAGCGCGACATCATAGAACTCCAGCTACGGTACTCTGGCGTTTCTTTGCCGGTTCCAGACTCCCCGTGTTTGCGGCGTAGGCTTAGGCAACCACACGAACGTGTGGCGCCGTATGCCATGCTTGAGCCAAGGATCGTTTTCCGGTTCCCACAATCGCATTGGCAATCGAACATCGAACGATTGCCGGAGCCGGCTGCCTTATCGGGCGCTCTGGCAAGAACAAGAAGTCGCCCGTATCGACGCCCTACAAGATCGGACCGTATCCAGTTGATACGCTCGCACCCACAGGATTTGGACCGGCCATCTCTAAGCGTGAGCCCATGGATTTCTCGGCGTGTGCCGCAGTCACATTGGCAGAGCCAATAAGACATGCGGCTTTCTACGTAGGCGACAACGGTCCACTTGCCGAACCGTTGTCTAGTCATGTCGATGCGAGGCATCCTATCTCCGTGCTTAGATGTCCAGGTCGGGGGCACCACGCCCCGTATGGGCACTCTCCGGTTCTGGGTCACTTGCTGGGCGTGCCCGGCCTTTGGCCCATTCGCGCATCTGTGCGATCTTCTCCGCCGCGGTCTTGCTGAGCGGGACTACCGACTTGGCAATCTTAAGCAGATCGTCCGTCGTAACTTCGCGCTCGCCATCGGAGAAAGCCGTGAACATGGCCTCTGGCACCATCGACGCGATCTCTGAGCCAGTAAACTGCTGACACGCAGAGGCTACGCGGCTCACGTCGATCTCAGCACCTTCACGGTTGTAGTTGTTCAGGGCAGTGCGGATGATTTCCTGACGCTCGCTTTGCGTCGGGAGGTCTGTGAACCAGATTTCGTCGAACCTGCCGCGGCGCGTAAGCTCGGGCGGCAGCGTAGAAATCGAATTCGCCGTGGCGATTACGAACGCCTCGCCCTGACGCTCCTGCATCCAAGACAACAGGAAGCCCAGCGTATCTGCGGAAACGCCGCCGTCAGCTGCACCCTGCGTCGCGCCGGCCAAGGCTTTTTCAATCTCGTCGAACCAAACCACGCAGCGGCCGACGCTTTCCACCACCTTGAAGGCGCGACGCAGGGTCGCCTCGCTGTCGCCAACGAACTTGGATTTCATGCCGCCGAGGTCAACGCGCAGCAGGGGAACGTCCCAAGCTGTGGCGATGGCCTTGGCCGTCAGCGACTTGCCGGTGCCGGGGATGCCCAGCAACAGGCAGCCGCGGGGGGCGGGCAGGCCGTACTCGCGCGCCTTGGCCGTGTAAGCCAGTTTGCGCTGCTGCAGCCACACCTTGAGGTTAGCGAGGCCGCCGACCGCCTTGAGGCCATTCGGCAGTGGATCGAACCATTCCAGCACGCGTTCCTTGGCGATCACGCGCTTCTTTTCTCTACTGACGGTGGTGGGATCGATCTTGCGCAGCTGCACCAGCGACCGGGCGTAGCAGCCGGCCGCCTCTTCGCCAGACAGGCCGATAGCGGCGTCGATAGCCTGCTCGCGGGTTTCCGGGGTAATGGCATCGCCGCGGATGTTCTCGGGCAGCGCGTTAACCGCCGCATCCAGAATACCCGTGATCTCGTTGCGGTCCGGCAGCGGCCACTCGATGACCGTGGTATGGCCGGTGAGTTCCGTGGGCACATCGCCCACGGGGGTCAGAACGATAATTGCTTGGGCGTTATCGCGTGCGGTGCTGGGGAGCTTGCGCGCGAGGTTGCGCAGCTGGCGCACTTGCACGGTGCCCACCGGGGGGCTAAGCCATGCGTGCAGATCGCGCATGATGTAGACGACGCGCGAGGGTGAGCTACCGGGGCGCTCAGCGCGGCCACCAATGTAGGTCAGCATCTCGCCGGGGTCGCTATTCCCGCGGTTGGCAGAAAGGCCGCTTGGGAGCGTTGCGCCCTGAACGACGTCCCAGAGGATGGCTTCATAGCCGGCGCTAGCGGCGGCCTCGATCAGGTATCGCTCAACGCGAGCCTCTTCTTTTGTGGTGATCCAGATAAGTGGGTTGCGCGCACGGAGGAGCGCAGATACATCTGCTGCAGCAGCAGCCTGGGTGGATTTCGCGGTCATGATGGCGGAGCCTTTGTGTGTGAACGAAATTGTTTCGCGGGATGAGGCTCTTGCGAGTGGACGCAAGAGGTTTTTTACGGGATTGCCGTGCCGCAAGAACCACGTTGCTGCGCGGCGCGTTACGGACCTACGGTGCGTAGAATGCGTGCGATTGAAGGGGGTGGCTTATAATGCCGCTAAGCGCACGGACCCAAACTGGCGCGCTGCCGAGTCCAACCGGGCGATGGTGTGGAATCAAGCCAACCGCGAGCGGAAGAACGCGAATAACCGCAAGTCCAGCCGCAATAACTTGGACCGTATCCGAACCGCTAACAAACGTTGGTATGCGGCAAACAAGGAACGTGCAAAAGAAGCTACCGCCCGCTGGTATGCGGCCAATCCCGGAAAGGGCCGGGAATACGATGCGCGCCGACGCGCAAAGAATCCTGAACGTACTGCGGCGCGGCTGGCTCTGCTCAATAGAATACAAGCATACAAAGACGCCCGAAAGATCAACAGGCGCGCGCGCCTTAAGAGGTGCGATGGCCACATCCGCGCTGTCGATCTGGTAGGACTCCGTGCGGCTGCAGGCGGGGTTTGCCCCAACTGCCAGAAAAAGGGCGGCCTGGAGTTCGATCACAAGATCGCTCTGGCCAAGGGCGGTTTGCATACCCTGGCCAATATTCAGATGCTCTGTAGACCGTGCAACCTGGATAAAGGGGTCCGCGATCCGGTCGAGTGGGCGTTGAACAATGCTCGAAGAAGGGTTTGAGGTTTGCATTGGGTGGGTCTCCTGCGTGGTTCCCATAAGCTACATAGTACGCGCCTACGCGTACGTCAATAGGACTCCTTCGATTTTCTTTTTGGGTGGGTGTTGCCGGGGCGCAATTGCAGCGCCGCGTGCGTTACGCTAACCATGGCCGCTAAGGCCATTTAGCGGGGAAGTGCGGGGCGCCGCCTGAAGGGCGCTACCTGTGAGGTATAGGGCGGCAGACTGCCATTGGGAACGCACGTCCCCGCTAGTGGCCGCGTGCTGCGTACAGCAGCGAGCATCTACGATGAACCGGTGCCCAGAGTGCAAGGGGCGCAAATACATCCTGGCTATCGATGGTAGCCGGGACGAATGTTACCTATGCCGGGCCGGTGGATACGTCACCCCCGAGAAATATAGCCAGTGGGTCGTGACCGAAGGGGCCCTCTTGCGGCTGCAGGAGGAACGGCTAAAACAGTTGGCGCGCGAGGCGCCAATCTACCGCGAGTACCACCAGCTGGCGTTCCAGTGGGAGGAGCATTGGCAAGAACGCGCCAAGCAATCCCAATCGTAGCCCTCAGAAACCCCACGTACCGCGTCAGCAACATGGCCACCACAGCCCATGGACGATGGCTCGTCGACTGCGTTGACCCGGGTAACCGGGGGCAGCGAGATTGCACGGCTGGACGATCTGATCCAGCAGGCGCACGAGTTCGCGGTCAACGCGCGGGCGGAGCGCACCCAGAAGGAATACGCGCGGTGCTGGCGGCAGTTTCAGGACTGGTGTGATCATAACCGCCAAGAGGCCATGCCGGCCACGGTGCGCACGCTGGTGGCCTACATCTCGGAATTGGCCAACAAGGGCGGCCCCAAGGGCAAGCCGCTCAGTGAATCCTCTATCAACCAAGTCATGGCCGCACTGCGCTTGGCACACGCGACGCGGGGGGCGCCGACAGAGCAGTTTGCCTCGCCGGCTTTGCGGGAGGTGTTTCGGGGTATCAAGCGCAAGATCGCGGGCGAGCGTACCATACGGCGCGTCAAGCCGTTGCTGGAAAGCCAGCTTAGCGACCTCCTGGAGATGTTGCGGCCCAACGTTATGCGTGAAGCGCGTGACGCTGCAATCCTGGCTCTAGGATTTGGGGCTGCGCGGCGCCGTTCCGAGCTGGTCGGCCTGGACTACGCCCATAAGGGCGATCCCAACGACCGAACATGCCGCGGCGTCCTGCTGGTGGAGGAACGGGGGCTCCTGATCAAGCTCATGGTTTCTAAGACAAATCAGGAAGGCGCCGAGGAGGAGTATCTGGTACCCCGCGCCACCGGGCGTGTTCTCTGCGATGTTGTGGAAAACTGGATCAAGATTGGCGGTATTGAGCCGGGCACGCCGCTGTTTCGCAAGGTAACGGGCGGCGGCGTGGGATACGCGGGTAGCCCGCAATCTGGCTACCCCGGCGTGTCCTGGCGCGAAGACCGAGCCGGTAAGGGCCGCTGGCAGGCTGTGGTAAAGGTGGACGGCAGGCTCAAGCACCTGGGCTACTATGACGACGAACATACCGCCTATACCGCGATCTGCGAACGTACCGGGGCGACGCCGCGCAAGAAGTACGCCGAGAGCGTGAAACCTGGACGGACGTGCGGCAATACGATTGCGCGCATGATCAAGGCCAGGATCGGTGATCTCCTGCGCCGGCAGACCGGCAGCAAGCGTGTGAAGCCAGACGAGATCGCGCGCGTGATTGCCGACTACAGCGGCCATTCGCTGCGGGCTGGGCTAGTGACGAGTGCGGCGGAGCGCGGCGTGGCCCTGCACGACATCAAGGCCGTATCTGGCCACAAGGGCGATGCCATGGTGGGGCGGTATATCCGCAGCAGCAACATGGCCAAGAACCCCACCCTCAAGGGGTCGGGTTTCAGCTGATTTTGGCTTTCTTGTTGGCGCCAACGGCGCGCGGGGGCTTATGGTTTTCCACAGGCACACCCGCGCGCGTATACTGCGCCATGAACTTGCGGATGCGATCTGCGGTTTCTAAACGCACATCCAACCCACTACGCAAACGTGTTACCAAGGCGGTATTGTTCGCCACGCGTCTCCCAAACTCCGTCGCGAACATGTTGTTCCTGCGAAGGAACTCCTCGATGTCGCTCAGCAGTTGGGCGCGTGCGTCGTTCATGCGCTGAACGCTAACTTGCAAACTTAACGCCTGTCAAACGGCCGTTCGGGGTTGACATTGCCGTCCACAGTTTGCACATTCGCAATTGTCGAGGGGGACACCCTCGCGGAACGTAACCAGTAACCGCAGGAACACCAAATCATGGCGACTACGACTAAAGCAATTGCGAGAAAGGGTAGTACGGCTTTGCCCGAGAAAGCCGTCGATAAGGACGGGAACATCAAGTGGGATCATGTCGATACGGGCATCGACTACGAGGGCACAAAGATCATCCTGCCTTCCGATCCGGCTGCAATGCCCATCGACGCCGCTATCGAAGCGCTCAAGGCCAAGAAGAAAGACCTTGAGACCAAGATGAACGTGCACGAGGTGATCGATGCGTCGCCTCTGGATGGGGCGGTTGCTTTCACCAAGGCTATGATGCGCAAGTACGGCTGGGCTAACTCGGTTCCCACGCCCGGGTTCTTCGGCCCTGAGCCGCCGCAAATGATCACGGTCGACACCGGCCCTAACCCGGACGACAAGGTGCAGATCCCCTGGGGCGGCTTCAAGATTCCCAACATTGAACACCCCATCCATACGTCGGTGACGAAGACGCCGCGTGGTGCCGCATTCGTCATCTACGGCGAGGTGCGCAAGCGCGACGTGCACATCCTCAAGGATCTAGCGGCTCTGACGCGCGATATCGTCAAAGCCGAATCGATCTACCGCGGCAAGGCCATTCGTTTGCGGGCCGAAAAGGAGAACACCGCAGACATCAACAACCCGCCTGCGTTTATTGACCTGAGTGCAGCAGCCTCAAGCGAGCTGGTGTTGCCTACGAGCGTGGAAACGCTAATCAACACCAACATCTGGACGCTAATCGAGAAGACCGATCTATGCCGCAAGGCTGGCATTCCGCTGAAGCGTGGCGTGCTTCTATCGGGTAAGTATGGCGTGGGCAAAACACTGACCAGCCTCCTCACGGCGGACAAATGCGTGCGCAATGGCTGGACATTTATCTCGCTGGACCGTTCGCAAGCGCTCCCGCAGGCGCTTGAGTTCGCCAAGCGCTACGAGCCCTGCGTGATCTTCGCCGAAGACATTGACCGCGCGGCCAACGAGCGCAACGAGGCTACCAACGACCTGCTGAACATCATGGACGGCGTGCTGTCCAAGAACAGCCAGATCATGGTGGTGATGACGTCCAACCACATCGAGAAGATCAATCAAGCCATGCTCCGGCCTGGGCGTCTCGACGCTGTTATCACGCTGTTGCCGCCTGACAAGGCTGCAGCTGAGCGGTTGCTGCGCATCTACGGCCATGGCCTGATCTCGGCCAAGGAAGACCTGGACGAGATTGCGAACGAATTGGCGGGCAACATCCCGGCCGTCATTCGCGAGGTAGTAGAGCGCTCCAAGTTGGCGGCTATCAGCCTGGGCGACGACCACGTGACCCAGGCAGGCTTGCGGATTGCCGTGGACGGCATGAAGCAGCACATGGAACTCCTGGCAGATCCCAAAAAGAAGGAGATGAGCCCGGAAGAATGGCTCGGCCACGCGGTTGCGGACGTGGTCGGCCGACGCGTTCAGGCGCAACTGGGGCGTTCCACGTCTCTTGTGCTTGAGACCCTGGCTGGCGCGCGGATTGCGGTCCCCATCGACGGGGCGGACGCCAGCAGCATGTACCGCGAGCGGGTTGAGAACCTGCTGGCGAGGATCAAGGGCACCAACGGCTCGGGTAGGCCTCCCGCCTCAGCGTCGTAAGGTGCACCTGCGGGCCCGGCTCGTCCCCCTGCCGGGCCCGCGAATATTCTTTCCCTTCCCCGCAGGAGGTCTCCATGCAATCCCCCGAACTCAAAACCATGGCCGAGCGGTACTTCGAAACCGCGCGCAAAATCGTGTTGGACGGCGACGAGCTGACACGCATGTTCTTCGTGCAGGTTGGCGATGACATGCACGTGATCGCAGCCCCGTGCCAGGGGTATGATGAAGATACGACCCTGGTGCAGATCCTCAAGTTGATGTTCGCGACGTGGGGCGTCACGTCCTACTGCATGGTCGGCGAGGTTTGGCGCAGCGAAAACCTCAAGTACGTTGGTCGCGCCTCGGAAGACCCAAACCGTACGGAGGCCATCATGATGATCACCACGGCTCGCGTGCGCGGTGAGAGCGGCGAATACCAAGACGTGAACAGCGTCGCGCAGGCGGTCATCACCCGCGATCCCACGGTGGTGGGCGAGCTTGAAGTGGTGCCCTACACATCTGTAGGCGGCCGGTTCACAGAACTATTACCCCCACCCGAGTTGCCCCCGTGCCCAGACGACATGAAGAAAACGATCTTCGCGGCGCTTGCCGACGCGATGGGCAAGATTGGCGGCAAGTTCGAGGAGTTCCGCGAGACGGTGCACTGATGGACACCGACTCCTGGGGTGAGATCATCAACGGCCCGAGTACGTTCGATGAAGTCGCCAGAGAACTGCACCAAGGGCACACGGTGGCGTTTGGCTGGACGGATGGCCGATGCACGCACCACGATCTATTCCTAAGCCGCCACCCAGTTCTGCATGGTCGTCTGCAGGGCGTTCACCCATCTGCGCAGAGGTCGCCGAACTTGCTGCTCGTGTCAGTGCAACGTGTGGGCGCTTTTGCATTCGTGCTGGATGGATCGCAGTTATTCCCTGACTACGTCGGCGAGAAGCTTAATGTTAGCGGCGATACAGCCGTAGCCCTGGCTGCGCTGCTCAACGGCATTATTGCAGCGAGGTCGTGATGCCGCTGTACGTTAAGGCGTACCGCCAGATCAGCGAACTTGAAGACGCCGAGCGCGACCCTGACGGGCGCCCGAGCGATCCCACCGCATGGTACGCCCATCCGGCGACTGTGGAGTTCACAGAGAACGGCTGGCCCGGTTTCACACAGGGGGTGACGCCGGGGGGCGCCTACGGGTTCACGGAGAGCTGGGGGTTCAAGGTCGGCACGTACGGACATTTCAACCAGTGGCGCCGTGTGCTCACCACGATGGTTGCTGGGTGTCCCGAGGCATGGAAGGATCGCCCGCAGCCGTTTGCTGAGCTGTTTGGGTTCTCGGATTCCGATGGGATCATCAGTGGGCCCGTGGCAAAGCGCATTGCCGCGGATTTCGTCGATTTCCAACCCCAAGCTGAGGCCTTTGCCAAGACGAACATCGATGGCAAGTATTGGCTGGACTACTACAACAAGTGGCGCCGGGTGTTCCAGATCGCTGCGGATGGCGGCGTGGTTGAGTTCGAATAGGGGTGCAAGCCCCGCGCTCTTTGACAAGTGAAAGGGGCTGTGGGCGCGCTCGCTCTTTAGAGCGGCCCTTGTTACGGTCAGCGCCGCGACGGGAAGTGCGGCAGGTTGATGGGAAGCCAATGCGTGACGCGGCCGGTTCCCTCGTCCATGTCGCCGACCTCTTCCAGATAGGCGAGATCGCGAGGGTTGAAGCCGTCGTTCCATGTGGCAGCGATACCCGCATGCTGGCGTAGCCAGTGGCCGCCGGAGTGGTGCTTCCCGCCCTCAACGAGCACGAACACGCGACCCGGTCGCTCACCCGGAGGCGGTAGCGTTTCGATGGGCTTCCACTCAGTGTGCATTTTCCAGGCCCTTCGTGTCGGGTTAAGCGGCTACGCCGAGCATGCGGGCATAATGACGCCCGCGCACAGCGCGAGCCTCGCCGCGAATGTACCGCACCGTGCGGCGCTCCTCGCGGGCCTGCTCCACAGTTTGGTGGCAGCCCCAGCCACCGCCTAGAATGACGGCGTTCATGAGGAGACGCACACCTTCTGCGGTCAAACCGCGCTCGGTGATGAGCGGGTGGCCCGGCATCTGGTAGCGCACTTCGTAGAAGGTTGGCACGCTCGCATCTCCCGTTTCCATGCTCAGAAGATAGCAACACTTGACGGGTTTGTCAAATTCTGTCAGTGTGATTTGCACAAATGAGCACAAAGCCCGACATAGTAGGCGTAGTTCGGCAACACCGCTGGATGTCAGCCGACAAACAAGCCGAGCAGTTGCGTCCGCTCTGCCGCGAGGTCGTGTCACTCGGTGGCGGGCACAAGATGCTCCAACGCACCCGCGTGACGCTGGAGATGTGGGCGACCGATGGCAGAGCGTTCATGTTCGTGCATGCGTTCCTTCTGGCCGAACCGACACGCAGCCGTGTGCGCGGTGGATTGAAGGCAGATTTCCGCGCCGCGTTGGCGCGCATTGAGAAGAAGGGCGGCGTCGTGATCGACGCAACGGGCGCAGTGTCGTCGAAGGATAACCGCAAGGCGTTGCTCGCGCTTGTGGACAGCGACATTGCGCGAAGCAACAGAGGCAAGAACTCCGGCGCGAACGCTGTGGGAAACAGGGGCCGGCCACGCTACGAGCCGACAGAAGCAGAGTTGAAGGCTGCGAAAGCCATCTGGCGCAACGTGATTGATTATCCAGAGTGGGCCGATGCTGACAAGGCGCTGCGCGGAGAGGTGAGCCCGAAGTTCACAGCGTACAGGGCTTATGCTCTGTGGAAGGGCAGGCAGTGACCATGGGCGCGGTTCGCAACAGGCTCTACATCTACGAAGGCTGCAGCAAGCACGGTGTCAAAATCGGCATCAGCAGCGCGAAGAAGCTGAGCGGCCGTCTGGCGGGCCTTCATCGACGGTGCCCCGCGTCAACTGGCTTCGCGAAGGTGTGGGAGCTACCGAACGCTTTCCGTATTGAGCAAGCCGTGATCAACACCATGTCTACGTCGGGCCGAAACATACCGCCGGGCGAGGAATGGTTCGATGTGACGGTGAGCGAGATGGAGATGGCGGTGAAGTTCTTTCTGGAGCTGTACGGGCCTCGGGATGCACCGCGACGGTACGGCGTGAAGTCTGGGCACTTCTTCGAACATCCAACCGGATCATAGGAGGCTGGTTGTGCGGGTGTGGATTACCAAGTTCGCCCTTACGACGGGCATCATAGAGCGCGACGTAGAGCTTCGCGGGGACATGGTGTCGTGGAGAGAGCCGAACGATTACGCCACCAGCTTCGCCCACCGCGAGGGCCGCGACTGGCACCGCTCGCGGAGTGCTGCAACAAAGCGCGCCGAACATATGCGTAGAGAAAAGATCGTCTCGCTGCGAAAATCACTGTCAAAGTACGAAAGCATGAGTTTTGTGGAAACCGAGTAAGCAGCAATGGAGC